CCTTAATTCCGCAACACTATATTTAACATTATTTATAAGTGCCTGAGCAACAAAAAGTTACCCAGGATTTTGCCATGTCAGAATTTTCACTTACCTTAGTGTTGCGAAAAGAAGACAAGCAAAACTCTAATATGACATGGCAAAGATACAAATAAAATCCGAGAAACTCACTCCTTTTGGGGGAATTTTTTCGATTATGGAGCAATTTGATGCTCTTTTAGCTCAAACCATAGATTCCACCTTGGGATTGAGATGCACTATGTTTGGTTATCAATATAGCGAGATTCTACGCTCTCTGATGTGCGTATATCTTTGTGGTGGCTCATGTATTGAGGATGTTACAACTCACCTGATGAAACATTTGTCTCTTCATCCAACTCTTCGCACTTGCAGCGCAGACACCATATTACGTGCTATCGAAGAACTGACTTTTAAGAGCATCACCTATAAGTCTGCTTCTGGCAAATCCTATGATTTCAATACTGCAGACAAGATGAACTGCTTACTGGTCAATGCCCTGCTTGCTACTGGTCAATTGAAATCCGGTCAAGAGTATGATTTTGACTTTGACCATCAGTTCATTGAAACAGAGAAGTATGATGCAAAACCAACCTACAAGAAGTTCTTGGGCTATAGTCCAGGCGTAGCTGTCATTAACGACATGATTGTTGGTATTGAAAATAGAGACGGCAACACAAACGTACGCTTCAACCAAAAAGAAACTTTGGAAAGAATCTTCAAGCGATTGGAGGCTTCGGAAATATATATTTCTCGTGCCCGCATGGATTGCGGCTCATGTTCGGAGGAAATCGTAGATATGGTAGAGGCTCATTGCAGGCATTTTTATATTCGTGCCAACAGATGCTCTTCTTTCTACGATTCCATGTTTGCCTTAACTGGATGGAAAACTGTTGAAATCAACGGTATTGAGTTTGAGTTGAATTCTATCCTTGTTGAGAAATGGAAAGGAAAACCGTATCGTCTTGTCATACAGAGACAAAGGCGAATAGATGGAGACCTTGACATTTGGGAAGGCGAATATACCTACAGATGTATACTGGCTAACGATTACAAGTCGAGTGCAAGAGACATCGTGGAATTCTACAATCTTCGTGGTGGCAAGGAACGCATCTTCGATGACATGAACAATGGCTTTGGCTGGAATCGATTGCCAAAATCGTTCATGGCACAGAATACTGTATTCCTGCTTATGACAGCTCTCATCAGAAACTTCTACAAAGCTATTATGCAGAGATTGAAAACCCATGAATTTGGATTGCGTGCCACCAGCAGAATCAAGACCTTTGTTTTCAAGTTCATCTCTGTTCCTGCGAAATGGATTAAGACATCACGTAGGCATGTATTGAACATTTACTCAGACAACAATGCTTATGCCAACCTGTTCAAGACAGACTTTGGTTAAAGACCATGCTTTTCTGGTTAAACCAGCGTATTACCTCAAGTCGCTTTATGGGGTAAGGGGATTTTGTGTCTGCGACATTTCTGTTGTGCAAGAAATATGTACAATAAAATGAATTTTGTCGCTTTGCAAGCAAAATCCCACTAAACCCTATAGGTTGCGGATTTGAGGTATAAATATGGTGATTAACAGCCTTCGGGCATAAATTTAAAAATATGACAAAAGAAGAATTAAAAGCAAAGGTTGCCAAGCAACAAAGTATCATCAATGATGCTAACAATCAGATTTGTTCTGATGTGAAGGAGTACATAGAAAGTCTTCCATACAAGGTTGGTGACAAAGTGAGCTGTTCAAGATGTAATGTATGTTGGATTGCAAGCATTATTCCAGAACGATATTGCGCAAGATATTCTGGCATGATTGAGGTAAGAATCAACCCTGCTAAGAAAGATGGCACTCGCTCCAATAGAGAGTTTGTACTATGTAGTATGGAAATTGATAGTGTCAAGAAGATTGATTAACCATACTGCAAAGGATATAAATAGATAGAAATATGGTAGCATTATTAACAGTTTTAGGAACTATCTTTTTGATAGTTAGTGCAATATTTTGGTCAGCAACACCGAAGTTGAGAACAGTGGAATTTGTAATTGCATCAGTTGCAGCAATACTTATGGCATTATGCTATGTAGGTTCTGTGCTTGCACAATATATGATAGAATTTACGAAATAATTAACTAACCACCCCTTATGGGATTAAATATAAGTAATATGAAAAAGATTATTTTGGCAGCCTTAGTCGTTGCAAGTTTGTTCGCTTCTTGTTCTAGCGAGAAGACTTTTAAAAAGAAAGATGGCTCTACGATTACAGCAAAGCCTTATGGCTGGGCTAGTAAGGAAAACAAAGTAGAAGGTGTTAACTACGAGTTGAATGCTCCAGATGTTGTAGTTTCAATCATCTTCGCTCCATCAGTTATCGCTCCTGCTTTACTGACGGCTTATGATGTTTGGGAACCAGTATCATATACTGAGCCATCTAAGTAACTAACCACCCTCTCCTGCAATAGGGAGAGGGTAAAAAGAATAGAATATGAGATTAAGTGAATATAAAGCAGGTACTATCTTAGTTGATGGTGATGGTAAAGTGTTTATCCATGATGGCTTTATTAACGCTGATGGATATGGCGTGATAATTGGTGAGGATTCCGATGGAATGATTCAGAAATCCAATGGTATAGGTAATTGGATGAAGAAAAGCTGCTGGAGAGAAGCAACTTCACAAGAAGTCAGTGAGTTTTTCGCCAAGGTTCGCAAAACACAGAAGATTATCAATTATTAGGGAGGGCAAAAAGAAAAGAATATGGACTTAGTAATAACAATATTAGGTTGGATTGCATTAGGGGTTATATCTGCTTATCTGTTAGCAATAGTAGGTAAAATAATCTTTGATGCTGCAACCGCTGATTATAAGTTATACAAGCATGTAAGATTGTGTCGCAAGAGATTGCTAAGAAAGCGATATGAAGATTATGCTTGGCTATTACTCCAGTTAGAGAAAGATACGGAAGTTTTCAATCTTACTCATAACACAAGAGATTGGACTTTTGAAGATTGGGGAGAATTTTATCTTAAAAAGGCAAAGGAGGATAAGAAATGAACAAAGAAAAAGCTATCGAGAAAATACAGTATGCTAAAATGCAAGTTGCTTCTGTATATGCATGTTCTGCTATCTTTGATGAAAAGACAGAGGTAATAGAAGGCAGACAGAAAGAACTTGAAAAAGCGATTGTCAATTTGCAGGATGCACTTAAAGAGTTGGAGGAGTGAGTATGATACAAAAACAGACATGGAAGGATGAAATCAGAATTTTAATAACTGATGAAGAAAATCATGGCTCTGTTCAAATATCTATTCCATTATATGTTAGTGATATTTTCGGCAAGGCTGATGCTCTAATATACGCTCTTTGGGTTGATGTTGTTTATAGAAGAAATGGTGTTGCACAACGCCTGTTACAACTCGCAGAACAACAGGCTAAGTTAAATGGGGTGAAGAAAACCGGATTGGAATTCTAAAGAATGCAAGCATAATATCATGCGAACCAGCGAATACGGTATTACTTCTAGTAGTGTTTATAACGAAGGTGCTATTTACTTCAAGAACAAAGAAGATGCCCAAGCCGTTATTGATAATCCGAATTTCAGAAGCATTCTTGATGCAATCTATAAGGACTAAGGCTTATGAAGGAAATGTTCTTTAAAAGTGTAAAGTTCCGTGAAGTTCAGTATTTGGCATTCTCGGATGAATATATAACTGCATACGTATCGGTGAACCATGTTCCTAAGATACACCTAAGTGTAAATACACCTCGTGATGAATATGGGTTTGCGAAAGGTAAATCAAAGCGTTACTTTAGAGTGGGGTTTGGAAAATGGCTCACCGAACGAGCGTTTGTGAAGAAATATTTTAGTGAAGAATAAATGAACTGAAGTTTCGCAAGTAAGCCCCACACGCCCTGAAAGGGCAGAAGCTCCTAGCCCAGGGCATCGCCCTGGGTGTTTATGGGCGCAAACCTGTCGCCCTGTAAGGGCAAAAGCTTTCAAATACCTGGCAATATACAAAGCTTTTGCCCTTACAGGGCGCCTTGCAGATTGCCATTATACCCAGGGCGATGCCCTGGGCTAGGAGCTTTTGGGCCTTCAGCCCGTACTTGAACCACATGCGAAACTTCAGTAAATGAATATAAAAAAGTCAGATATGGGAAATAAGATTAATGTAGCGGAAATCCTAAAGGATAAGCCGCAAGGAACTAAGTTGTACGACTTATTACGCAATATAGACGTAGAGTTAGATAAAGTCCACACAACAGACGTTGGTACTTATATAGAATGTACATCAACTAATGAAGTAGGCAGTACTCTTTTGTTTGATTATTCAAAACTAGGTACAGAAAAATGCTGGCTTGAAGGCTTACGGATTCTCCTTCCTTCTAAGAATATGCGTGACTGGGGCAAATTCGCATGGAAGAAGGGCGATGTGCTTATCAATAGTTGTGGATTTCAGTGCATTTTCAAAGAATGGGCATCTGATGATTATACAAAGTTCAACGGATGCTATTCTAATAGCAGGGATGGTTACGAAGACGTATCAAATGCAGAAACAGCTAAGTTTGACAAGTTAGAAAACAATATTGCCTATGGATATGTCAGAGAGATTGAAAGAAAATTAGGTGGCATACTAAACCTTGAGACTTTGGAGATTGAGAAGACTCAGCCAGAGTTCAAGGATGGGGATATAGCTTTTGCCGACTATGGTAATAGACAAGATGTATTTATAGTATCAGATAAAACTGATTTATCAGAAGGTTATAGCTCATTTATTTCTTTAGATTTAAGTAGTCTAACTTTGAGTATGGGCTATAGAACTTGTTTCTTTAAGAAAGACCTTTGTAAACTTCGCCTTGCCACTGACTCAGAGAAAAAACAGCTATTCTCAGCTCTCGAAAAGGAAGGCAAGGTTTGGGATGCTGAGAAGAAAATGATTGTGAACTTGAAGCCAAAGGTAGAGCTGAAACCATTCGATAATGTGTTGGTTAGACATCAAAAAACTGAGGAATGGCGTGCAAATATATTTAGCCATACAGATAAGACAGATGAATATCTTGACTATGTATGTGTTAATGGTAGATGGGAGTTCTGCATCCCTTACGAAGGCAACGAATCATTGTTAGGTACAACTAAAGATGTGGAGGTAAGTTATGGACGAAGCTTTTAAGAAAGAACTTATAGAGCATTGTAAAAGGCAAATGCAACGCTTTGAGAGAATGGGAAGAACAGATTCTTTCGCATATAAAGAACATGCTGTTTTACTTAGTTTTCTTGAACGTCCATATTTACCTTTTTAATATAGTAATAGTTATGATAGACATAAAGAAAAAAATTCAAGCCGCCAGAGATTACGCAAGAAAAAGCTATCGTGTAATCAGAAAGGTTAGCAAAAACGGCTTTATGGTTCAAAGAGATAAAAATGCCGATAAGCATTTCTTGGATGGCATTGATTGGGCAGAGAAAGAGATATTCAAAGATTTGATTCATAATGCTAACGAAGTTCCTCAAATTGGCAGAGGAAGGATTCTTGCATACTCAAGAGACTGCGGTTATAGAAATCTTTACAACCTATACGATATGATGTACAAGACTGATTGCGGCACATATCAAGAAATGTGGGAATTAGAAGTTAAAGCTTATGGTTTGGATGGTTGGATATACGCAGATGAATTGTTTGACTTAATTATCAAAGGAGGTGAATGCAAATGACCGATGCAGAATTTAATAAGTTTGTGCTTATACTAGAGAATGAAGCGTTTCGGTTTGCAAGAAGTCAAAACGTATTTAAGGAACATCGAGTAGTGATAGAACAGTCTTTCAAGATAGGAGGGATGTTCATTCTTCGAGAGTTGGAAAAGTATTTTAATCAAAAGAAGTAAGCGTATGATATTATATGAGAATCAATGTTTTGAGCTTTTAAAAGCTTTGTGTTATAGTGTCCCACAGAATCCAAATGTCGGTAGGTTTGAGATTGCAAACGTGATACTTGACACATTACAAAAAATAAAAGATGCGGATTAACAGCTTTCGGGCACAAATTTAAAGATAATGACAAAGGAAGAAATATTGGAAAAGGCATCCGATTTTGAGGATGAAGATGAGTTTGTGAAGTGTAATAGATTGCCGTTCACTGAAGAATTGTGGCTTTTACATCAGCTAGTGTATATCGGCTTGTCTTGTACCTATACAGGTCGTGGTTATATAATTGAAAAACTTAAAGATTAGTAAATGGAAGCGAATGATTATTTGAAGGCTATGCAAGCTATGGACGAATTGGATAGACTTGTAACTAGTGTTTATCCGGATAAGTTCAAGTTGGTCTGCAAGAAGCATGGAATAGATGAATGCGAGGCGATGAACATGTATTCGTACTTGCAAAAGATGCATAAAGGTCAGTCTTGGTTAGTTAGATACAAGCCATTGGAATATCTAGAGCGTGTGTTAACACTAGCCAAAGAAGCTTATGCGTCTTACATGAACAACGGCTTGATTCTAAGTATGGTCAATTTTGGTGATAAGTATACAAGAATACTTGTAATATTTGAGAAAGATGGCGTAAGAAGCCAACAAGAATTTGACCTTAGAGAGCAAAGAACATATGTTGATATAGCGGACTTTATTGGAAATGGTTACTCCATCGTATCTGTTATCCGTCAGTCTGACAATGTTGATAGCGAAAAGTTTGTTGGAGAAAAGGATGAACGAAGTCATAGTATTCCTATTTACGATGGTGATGTAATGCTTTGTTACGTGAATAAACCGGAATTTTGGAGTTCAGATTGGCGTAATAGCGGACTTTATATTTGTGAGAGCGGCTCATATCATAGATTGCTATACACCCCGAATAAGGGGTACGTAAGACATGGAGAGCCTGATGTAGATGAAGACTTCACACTTGATATTGGGGAAGAATCCTTCAGTAGTTATGTTATGACTTTAACCCAGTCTTGGTATAAGTTGGGTAATGTTCATGCAGGTATAGGCTTTTTGAAGGAGAAAGAATAGAAGAGTTAAAGGAGAGGAATATCATTTCCCCTCCTTTGCCTTAATCTCCAACTCGATAGGCTTGCCGCAATGAGGGCAGATGATAGCCGGATGTGATAAGGTTTCACCATCAATAGCAAGAAAACTAGATGGCGAACAACCACAAATATTGGCTATTTGCTCTACTTTTGCAAACGAGATAGAACCATTATTGATTTGTTGTGATAATGCCGATTGGGTTATACCTAACTTTTCGGCTACAGATGAAATGGTTTGTCCATGACTTCTAATTATTTTCTTTAAGTCCATACCTTATTATATATAAGTGAATACTAATATTTATTTTGCTGCAAAGATAGCTTATTTCTTTTATACTACCAAAGAAAAATAGTTAAATATTAGAAACGGCTAATAAATAGCAAATAAATGTTTAGAAAAGCCTTATATGTGTTAAATAAGTGTTAATATTAGAAAATACTTATAGAAATGTTTGGTAGTATTAGAAAAAACTACTATCTTTGCAATGTCTTTAAGAGATAAAGGCTTTAAAGTTTAACTATTAATTGCTGTTATGCAGCCGAGTCGGCACTCGTAAAACGGTATAGTGATTATGGCTACTACATTAAGAAATACATTGAGTGAGGTAATGAAGCTTGCTTGGCAGTTCATCAAGAAGAACGGCTATACAATGAGCGAGGCTTTAAAGGTTGCTTGGATGAACATCAAGCTGAAGGGTCAGATGAAGAAGCGCATCGTGAAGTTCTACTTTCAGAAGGTTGATGGCAGCTTGCGTGAGGCATTCGGCACATTGAGCGAGAAGGTTATCCCAGCTACACAGGGTGCAGGTCGCAAGATGAATGACACTTGTCAAGTGTACTTCGATACCGAGAAAGAAGAATGGCGTTGCTTCAAGAAGGCAAACCTTATGAGAGTTGCATAACAGATTTCTAACGATTTAAAAAGAAACTAGATATGAGCGCAAAGATTATCGTGATGCAAGGCAACATGGTTGCAACCATCGAAGAGACGAACAAGGACGCATTTATCAAGCGTGGTGAGTATAAAGAGACCGAGCTGGACAGACATAAGCGTGAGGTCGATTTCTTGATTACAAGCATCGCAAACCGCTACGAAGTGACATTCAATCACAAGGTAGAGCTGAAAGAAAGCCGAAGCATCAAGAAAAGCGAATATTTCGATAACATCTACTACGTTACCGAGAACGCATTGAACAAGCTGAAAAAGCAATACTCATACGAGTGTGACTTGTAATAGATTTCGTGAGGCACACGCTAAACTGCACCGGACTTTGAACATTAAACATTTAAGAGATATGGATAAGAATTTGATGGATGCTCTTTACGTTGAGCATGATGGCAAGATTGGCGTTTTAAGCTCAGATGAACGCAAGGTGGTATCACAAGTTATCGGCACGGATTTGACGCTTGTGTACGACAAGAAAGAGGGTAATACGTACCTTTTGATACCACTAACCCGAAACCATAAGTTCGAATGCAAAAGTAGCCACATTATCGTGGATGGCAAGCGGTTCGATTCTGACATCTTTTTCCGCAAGGATGCTTGCCAATGGATTGAGATTGACAAAGAAACGTTATCTAAGGTAGCGTAAGAAATAATGATGTTTAAGCTATGAAAGTATATGTAGTAATTTCTTCATACCAACATGGGTTGGGTGAAGCAGTGGAGGTTGATGCAGAAGTCTTCTCTACCATAGATAAGGCAAGAAAAGCGATAGGACACAAAGGGATGAACACTTTGGAGAATTACAAGCGAGTTTTAAATTGCGATGATTATCTATACAATATCTCAGATTCTTTCTTCCATATCTCAGACAGCGAAGGAGAAACGTGGGACAATTTTGACATCGTAGAACAAGAATTAAAATAATAAAGCTATGAAGATTGATTTTATCAAAAATGTTATAGAAGTTGCGAAGAAGTGTGGTTGCCTTGTGACAATTACACTTGTAAATGGGTAGGTATCTCATGTAAATTTTAGTAAGCATATAAAGAAGTTTACTACTACAGATGATGTTATCTACAACGAAGAGGAACATATTGTGACAATAATTGATACGGATGGAAGTTGTGACTACATTGATAGCGATTCCATCATTCGCATATTTAGTAAAAAAGGTGTTTAACAATTGATTAGATAAGAATATGGATGCAGGTCATGTGAATGTGATATTGGGCGAAGCCGAGAATAAAGGTCTTAGAGGAAATATCAACTTGGTAGGTGGAGCAAAGATAAGTTTCGACTTCAATAGTGTTGGTGGTGAAACCTCTTTCAATTGCAATACAAAGAACAGAACACTTATGATTGGGAGTGGAAGTACAGTAGTGTTTACACGTAAATATATTGATTGTAGCTCTATTCAGTATATTGAAGTGCTTGAACGTACAAACTAATTATAGGAGACAAGAATATGAATATACTAGACTATTATGAGGTTGTCACCTCAAAGATTTTCAAGTTGGAAAGCATGAACGAGGGGCTTGTATTGATAGCACCGGAGCAGGAGGTAGATGGAGTCCGTTCCTTGATGGTGGGATTATATGTTCCTGAGCATGAACGATACAAGATATATACTTTCCGTTCATCTATGAACGAGGGCGAACTTGGCGACAAGTACAAGGCGATGGTCGGCACGATGGATGTGCTTAAACCGGATTGGGACAGAATTAGAAAGAAAAGACGGAAGAGGATTTAACCTCTTACCGCCTTAAGGATGCAAGCTATTTCAAGATTATTTTTAGAAAACATGAAAATAAATTAGAGTTTCCTTGTATTTCTCGAAGGTTTTTGTTACCTTTGCGGATGCAAATAATAAAACAATGAGCTTATGAAAGTATTATCAATTCGTCAGCCGTATGCTTGGTTAATCGCTATCGGCTGCAAGACCATTGAGAATAGAACATGGAATAGAAAGTTCCGTGGTCGTTTCCTTATTCATGCTAGTCAAGCTAAACCTGAAAAACTTGACGGATGGCAGGAGAGCGCAATGAAGAAATATTGCCAAGAGCATGGTATTGTTATTCCGGACTTCAAAGACTTGCCAACGTCAGCCATTATTGGCAGTGTAGAGTTGGATGATATTCAATTTCATGAGGCTTATCCGGATGCATTTGCTGAAGATTTCCAATATCATTGGTTCTTGAAGAATGCTAAATTGTTCGATGAGCCGATTAGAAACGTCAAAGGCAAGTTGTTCCTCTGGGATTATGAGTATAATGAAGCCGAAATGTAAAATAACAATACTTTTGTAATAAAAATACAAGTCATTGAAAATTAGCGCAAAAGTGTTTGTTCTTCTAAGAGATAGATAAGAAGTAAATGTAAATATATTATTAAATGTCTAGAATATGAAGAAGGTCTTATATTTTATTTCTTTTGTTGTGCTCTTGTTGACTAGTTGCACATCAAAGGAAAACAAAGCAGATGCCCTTATTAAGGCAAGAGGGTTTGAGTGCGCCAATGTAGAGAAGTTAGAGGAATTTCAATGCAATCCTGCTTCTGCCGAAATGGTTATGGTTGCTTATAATAGTTTGTGGCGCAACGACTCGCTGTCTAGGAATATGTATTTGTCTAGTAGTAATATCAATTATGTTTATAATGAGATACAAAGACAAGAGCAAAATGCAAAAAATCTGTTGGAAAAAGCTGATGAGATTGGCATGATTAATAATCATACAGAATTATGTGGTTATTATGTTGTTATCTCTCCTGATAAGATTAATGGTGCGTATATAGACAAAAATAGAAAATGTACAAGATATGAAGTATTCTTCGATAAAGATGTCGAACGTATCATAGGAATACATCCAATTCGTAAATAAACGAATTAACAGGTTTAGTGTTGTAAAGTTAGTATATTAACAATTTAGATAAATGTGATTATGAAGAAAATTGCTTACGTAGCCATTATTGCAGTAATTGTTGTCATTTGTGGTTACGCAATAAAGGTTGCCTCTGAAAGAGACAAGATGATAGCTGAAGAGTGGGAACAGCATGAAATACGAGCTATATCCAAGGATTCCTGTATGCCAAAACGTGACTTGGTTTTAAAAAAATATTTTGGCAAAAGCTATAAGGTGATTGATAGTCAGTTTTATAACAATAAGGGTTATAATGATCAGAATGGTAGCTTTAGTGATAAAGGAACTGTAGAGGGTGTTGTGGAAGAAAAAAATGGGAAATTTGCGTATGATATGAAAGTCTCAATTCCTTATAGGAATCCTAAAGATTGGAATTTGGAATCGTTGATAGTGAAAGACTTGAAATCATGTCATTATGTATATATCGTGAGAGATGGGAAGCGTGAAGACCCAAGAGAATACGAAAAAGCAAATGCTATCAGTTCTTCTAGTGAGACCGATGTGTATGTTTCGGATGAAGACCTGTATTCAATAGAGGATGCTCTTCAAAAAGAGTGGAATGTTAGCAATGCTTCAAGTTCCGTAGGTGCGGAAAGCTCCAATGTATTCAAGGTGAAGAAAGAAAGCGTTAGTGGACGTGAGGTCACTGTTTCTTATTCTTTACGTTCAATCTATGGTGGTCAGAAAAAATTCGTAGATTTGCATGGTGTTGTCAAGAAGAATAGTGATGGCTCTTGGAGTGTCGTAAACTTAGGATATTAACAGTTTAAATAAATGTGATTATAAAGAAGAAAGTGATAATTGCCATCATCGTAGCTATCGTTGTGATAGGTGGCGGAATTGGTGGCTACGTGTACCATTCCAACCAAGTGAAGGCAGAGAATGCTGCTATTTGCAAGTCTAAGGCTAAAGATATACGTATGTCTTCGATTCGCCTTATATATGGACTAAAATTTATAACAGCTGATTTTATTACGAATTGGAATAGCTCAATAGAAAACGAAGTGGCAATAAACATGAGTAATAAAATCGTAAGTTGCGATGATTTTTCTAAGGCAATGTCTTGGAGATGGTCTTTTTATGATAAGGTCGGGTCTTTTCAAAGAGTGGATAGCTGTGTAAACAAAATGGCAAGTGATTTGTCTTTATTGGCAAAAAACGAAGAGTCAGACAAGCAATTAGTAGAAAAATTTGAAAAAGAATTAGAGATAATTGAAAAAATCAAATCTTTAACAAAAAGACCAACCGGAACGCTTTTAGAGTATTCTGAAAACGTATCTTCCTTGTTTAGCAAACTCTATGATCTTGATAATGAAATATCAAAGACTGTCTTGATTGAAGAGTTGCATGGAAGCGAACGTGTAAAGTTGACATTATGTGATGTTTGGGGAGAGGGGTTGTTGGACTACCCAAAAGCAAAAACAAAAGTTATAAAAATAACGGCAAAGGATTACGTTTTCATAGACTTAAAGGATAATCTTAATAAATTATCAGATTAGCGAGGAAACTAAACTTTGTTATTAATTATAATAATGTGTAATCTTTAAAATAGGTTTCTAAAAGAAAATAAAGTTTAAAAGAATAAAGAAATACACTAAATAACTGCATGTTTCAGAAACTATGCTTATCTTTGCAAACGAAATCAGAAATGTTTTAGCCGTGAAGAGGTAAGCATGGTTACTGAGATAAGAAGAAATTACATGCTGGTTTGATGAGACTCAATTGAACGAGGAGGAAGTATTACAGGTGGCCGAGATTGCAGGTCTTCGCTATCATGTCGGTACTTATAGAAAGCTTTATGGAGCATTTAGAGTCGAAAAGAAATAATTCACATAACTACAAAGGTAGGGTAAGGTAAGGCTGGGTTAGGTCTGGTAAGGTAAAGAGTGGTTTGGTGGAGTGAAGTGGAGTTAGGTAAGGTTTAGTGGAGAAGAACTTCCTACATGGTGGTTATCCAAGGTTCGATTCCTTGGTAGGAAGCAATTTTAAAAGAATTACAGACTGTCGTGATTTGACGGTCTTTATATATAGAAGAAAAATAAGTAAACAAGACCGAGCCTTCTGCATGTGAATGTGGAAGGCTTTTTTAGTATCTATACCTTAATTTTTGCACTTAAATCTTTAGTGAAATAGCACGCCTTTATTCTTTCGTTATTCCTTTGATTATTAATTAATTTTGCCAATAAAATTATAAAAAATGGCAGAATTAAGATTCGATGTCAAAGCGAATTTCGAGCAGGTTACGAAACTTCGTTCCGAGTGCGAAAAGTTGAGGGCTGAGTTGTTGAAGACCAATAAGTCAACCGACCCAGCTATTGTTGCGGATTTGACGGAAAAATATGCAGATGCAAGTAATCGCTTAAAGGATTTAACGCAAGCAGCTTCAAGAGCCGCTTACGTGATGTCTTCTGAGTTTAACAAGAAGATGCAAGCAGCCGCAAGGGAAGTTTATAGCTATGAACTTCAAATGCAAGCTACCAAATACCGAATAGAGAAAATCCAACAGCAAATCACTAACAAGAGATTAACTCTTGGAGTTACAACGGATAAGTCATCCATAGATTCTTTACAGAAGAATATTGACTATCTGAAAGGTTCTTTGGCAGGTCAAACTGCGCAGCTGAAGAACCTAGAAGGAGGTGCTGTCGGTGCTCGTCAGACCTTGGAGAATATGCGGAATGAGTATGTTTTGTATGCAGGTTCAGCAAATCCGGCAAAAGAGGCAACAAATATGTTGACCGATAGCATGAGCCAAATGATAGAACGCATGAAGTCCGCTCCAACTGCCGGAGAGGGCATGTCTAGCTTGTTCCAAAGGGTAACGGGTGATGCTCACATGCTTTCGGCAACATTACTTGGTGGTTTAGGATTTGAGCAACTGGCAGGTAGTATCTTTAATACTCGTTCTCAATTCCAACAACTTGAAATATCTTTCAATACCATGCTTGGTAGTGCGGATAAGTCTAAACAATTGATGGATGAACTTATCCAAACGGCAGCTCATACGCCTTTTGACATGTCCAGTATTACGAGCGGAGCAAAACAACTTTTGGCATACGGAACGGAAGCGAAAGATGTTAATAAAACTCTTGTTCAGCTAGGTGACATTGCTTCGGGCTTGAACATTCCGCTTGGAGAACTTGTTTATCTTTACGGAACGACCGTTTCGCAAGGAAGAATGTTTACAATGGATTTGCGTCAGTTCATGGGTAGAGGTGTTCCATTAGCAGAAGAATTGGGTAAAATCTTACACCAAAACACAACTGAGGTTCAAGAGTCTGTTTCTAAGGGAAAAGTCACATCAGACATCTTCAAGGAGGCTATCGCTAATATGACGCAAGCTGGCGGTCGTTTCGGAGGCTTGATGGAGCAACAATCAAAGACATTGGAGGGTCAGTGGAGTAACATTGGCGATTCCATCCAGCAAGCGTTCAACGAAATCGGCAAAAAATCCGAGGGCGTGTTCTCTAGTGGATTGTCAATTATTTCTGCTATGGTAGAGAATTGGCAAGAGGTAATAAAAGTTATTGGTGTAGCTACAATAGCTGTTGGTTCTTATCGTGCATCGTTAATGGCGGCTGCTTCTATTCGCAAAGCTGAGGAAGCGCAACAAGCCGATGATATGATGAAGGGAATTGATGCAGAAATCAAGCGTTTGCAAGACCTAGAGAACTCAAACTACAAGTCGCTGGGTAAGGACAAAAAGCAAGAGCGAGTAAGCAAACAACAAGACTTGGCAAGTATTGTTGGAGATACTGCTGTGTCCGATGACTTTGTAAAGGCAAGGTTAGATACAGCCGAGCAAGAGGGCGTTATTTCGGCACAAATGCGTTCCCAACTAGAGACGAAACGTGAACTTTTACAGGCTCAGCAACAAGCAACAGCACAAAGCCAGATAGAACTTGATGAAGAAAAAAGAAAGACCGAGGAACTTCGTCAACAAAAAATAGAGTCTCTTAAAGATGATTTGAAGACTACTACGGAGAAAATATCAAATCTTGATGATAGGGATGTAGAGTTGGCTAGACAATATACATCAGCTTTGAATGATTTACAAGATGCCCAAGATGCCTTTGCTGAGGCTCAAAAATTGGTTGAGGAAACTGCTGGTGGCGCAAACTTGGCTTTTGATGCAGAGGGTAATGCCGTGAATGCGCTAGAAGCAAAAGAACGTTTGGAAACGGCAACAAAACAAGTGAATGCTGCTCAAACAAAGATTTCGACCATTGAAAGCGAACGTAAGACGATTGCTCAAACAAAGGAGAATTTGAGTAAGCAACAGGCTACGATACAAAATAATATTAACACTGTTTCCCAAGCTTCCAATACTACGGCAAAGAAAGCTGGGATATTGGCGACAACAACAGCCACTATCAAAAATGCGCTTTATGCAGCAGGTACAAAATATACGACTACGGTAGTTAATCTTTTTTCTAGTGCGGTAAGAAGTAGTGGAAATGCCTTGAAGAGTTTATGGGCGGCAATGGCTGCTAATCCGATAGGTGCATTGATAACACTGGGAACAACTTTGTATTCCGTATTTTCTATGTTTGGAGACGAGACTGAAGAAATTTCGGCAGATACAACACATTTTGGGGAAACAACAAGTTTGACCAGTAAAAAGGTTGAGACATTGATGAATGTGTTGAGAAATACGAATGAAAGTACTGATGCACATAAAAAAGCAAAAGATGAACTTATTGGGGTATATGAACAATATGGAATAAAATGCGACAATGAAAAGGATAATTTGGAAACGTTGAAAAATAAGCATGACGCTTTTATTGCTTCTTTACAATTAGAAAATGCTGAACGAGAAAAAGCTAACGCTTTGATGTCTATATCTTCTCAATATGAGGAAGCAAGGAAAAACCTAGATAAGGATTTTTCTGATTCACTAGGTGGTAGTTGGCTTGATTTCGGACAACATATTGATAAAGAAGACATATCAGCTGTACAGATGATGTTTAATTCACTTGTTTCTGATGATGTGTTGACTAAGATAGACTCTTTAAGGCAGAAAATGGATTCCGCAAAGAAAGGAACATTGGAATATGCTAATGCCGCACAAGAATACGATGCTGCTCTTCGCAACCTGTTAGTTCCTTTTGAGGAATGGGGTAAGAAGATGGGGTACAATAGTTTCGTGATGGCAAGTTTGCGAAGTTCGATATTAAAGCATATAGATAGTATAAACTCTTTGAATGAAAGTTACAAAAAGGCAGAGGACGCAATATATAAAGGAAGCACAGCGACTGTTGATTGGAATAACTCCCAAGCAAAGGCTCGTTGGATAGTTAACAAGAACAAGCAATCAATCCAAGAATTGGTAGAGCAAACTGATAATCTTATCAATTTATGGAATAAAGAATATGGGTTGAATTTAAAAATTCATTATGATGATTCGGAAATTCCAAATTGGATGAAATCTATGACAACGAAGGAGTTGCGAAATTTAATTTCAAGGAGAGAGGCGGATATTTTACAACAGGAAAATCACGAAAAGAAAACTGGGCATAAGTTGGTAACACGTTCAGGAGGTAAGTTTAGGTCAAGAACGGAAAACCAAACGGATGTCGCAATGGCGAAATCTATAATTCAATCACGTACACCAAAGAGTAGTACAACAACAAAATCAAATACAACCCATACTACTCCAAAGAAAACAGGTACAACGGATGAGCCACAAGCAAGAGCGTATGAACGCAAGAAGGCTGAGGAGGACTATTCCAAGTCTATTTCATCCTATTCGGAGAAAGCTATCCAAGACATGACCAAGAACCGCATCAATGCGATGAATGAGGGTTATAGCAAGGAATTGGCTCAGATTACCGAGAATGCCGACAAGGAGAGAAAGGCGGTAGAAGAAGGTATAGACAAATTGGTTGAGGCTAGGAAAAAGCGTGACCAAGCTGTTTGGGTTAATTCCGGCAAGGGTCGTAAGGCTAATATGTGGAAACAGAGCAAAACCGATGAAGAGTATAAGAATGAGGTTTTGAATGAAACCATGAAGGATAGCAAGGGTAATCCGGTTAAGGTTAATGGCATGAATATGACCATAGGCATGAGCGTTGCTAATCAGATGAATGCAATTCGAGATAAGGCGGTAAGGCAGAATGAGGATGTGATTGCTAAAGAAGCGCAAAGCATGTACGATTATCTGAAGACTTATGGCACATTCCAGGAGCAGAAGTTAGCTATTGCTGCCGATTATGCTAAGAGGATTAGCGAGGTTGAAAACTCTACGGATTCGGACTCAAGCAAGCAATGGAAGATAAAGTCTTTGAAAGAAGAGCAGAAGAAAGAGACGGATTCGGTTGAGGCTAGTGCTATTATGCAGAAGATAGACTGGTATCAAGTCTTCGGAAATGTTGGTGGCATTATGAAAGATGCGCTTGTTCCTTTATTGGCAGATCTGGATAAGTTCGTAGGTACGGATAAGTTCCAAAATTTGGGTGCAGACCAGCAGAAGAGTATCGTTGATGCTATGCAGAATATCCGTAATTCGATTGGCAATACAAGTGATTTAGGTTGGAAAGACCTTGCAAGGGATGTTGTAGCTTATCAGGATGCTCTGAAGAATGCGAAAATTGCACAAGAGGAATACACGAAAACGGAAACTTTGCTTATACCTCGTATTAAGGTTTTGCAAGAACAGATTGAGAATGCGAAAAAGTCGGGCAATGTTGCAGAGCAAACAAGGCTACAAGAAGAATTGAATAAAGTTCAAGGTCAGTTAGCGGAGTCCGGAAAGAAGATTGTTACGGCTAACACAAAAGTTCGTACTAGTGGTCAGAAGTTGGCTCAAACGACACAGAATGTGACACAACCGATTTCTGCTATCCATGAGTTCCTTTCTACTTCTGGACTATCCGATTTGGCATCTCTTTGGGATAGTTTTGACCAACTTAAAGGTGGAATTGACGGATTGAAAGCTTTAAAGGAGGCTAAAAATGCGGCTGACGGACTGAAGGATATGGGTAAGGAAGCCGCAGATGCTGCCGCAGCCGCTGGCAAAAAAGCTGGCGATGCGCTAAGTGAAGGATTGTCAAAAGCCGGACTTATAGGCCAAATTGTTGCTGCCATTTTGAAGATACTTGATGTTTTGAAGGATGGTATCGGAACATTGATTAGCAGCTTGATTGATACAGTTCTGAATGCGGTCAATGGTATATTGAAGAATATCCTAAGTGGTGAGTTTATCACACAGATAGGAGGGTCTTTGGTAAGCGGCATTGGTAATATTCTCAATACAATATCGTTTGGTGGATTCAATAGTTTGTTTGGAGTAGGTGGAAACGCAAAAGAAGTAAACCGGACTATAGACAAATTGACGGCTAGGAATGAAATCTTGACGGATGCAATAGACAGATTACGTGACTCTATAGACAAAACTAGTGGTATCAAAGCCGTAGAAGACGCAGAAAAAGCTGAAAAACTTCAAAAGGAAAAAGAGCAAAACTTAAAGGACATCATGGTGGCTCAAATGGGTTATCATGGTTCTCATGGTAGTTTTAATAAATACTTTAAAGGTTTTTCTCAAGAGCAAATCAATAAGGTGTCTGAAGCGATAGGTAGACAATGGAATGGAAACCTAAGCGATATACGGTCTGCCGATGAAGCTAATGCGTTGTTGCAAAATCCGGATATTGTTAACAAGATTCAGAACACTGGTAAGGGAAATTATGGAGGAAGAGTCCTCGAAAAGTTGATAGATTATGCGGCTGAGGCAGGAACATTAGAGGATATTGCTGATGACCTTGCAGAAAGCTTGACGCAAATATCTTTTGATAGTTTGAAGAGCGAGTTCATAGATACTTTGATGGATATGAATTCCTCTGCTCAGGACTTCTCTGATAATTTCTCCAAGATGCTTATGCAAGCCGTTCTGAAAGCTAAGGTAGATGATTTGTTGGGTAATGATATGCAAGCATTCTATGATGAGTGGACGGAGCGAGCTAAGGCAAATGGTGGCAAATTGTCTCAGACGGATATTAATGAATTGAAGGGAAGGTACGATGAAATGGTTCAAGAAGGACTGAAGATTAGAGATGAAGTAGCCGAAATAACTGGTTACAAGCAATCTTACGAGCAGTCTGCGTCTTCCGGTTCTTTTGAATCAATGAGCCAAGATACAGGCGATGAGTTGAATGGTCGTTTCACAGCGGTACAAATTGCCACAGAGGGAACGTATGAGGAAACAAAGCTCATAAATACCAAGTTGGATGCTATTGCGGCTCGTGAAGGTGGCGCAGAGGGTAGCTTACTAACAGCTAGCGTGAATACTATTATGGGTAATGTTGGAAACATTTGGTTAGCTGTTGATGAGGGTAGGACTATCCTTGCACAAAGCTTGATGTACTTGCAGTCGATTGATGAGCGACAAGAGCGTTGGCATAAGCCTATGTTGCAAGCATTCAATGATATACACGAATTGAAAGATAAGATGAGTAGATTGTAAACTTAATTTGTGCTATGTTAAAGTAAGAGGGGAATGCGTGATGCACTCTCCTCTTTTTTTTTATGGAGAAAGTTTTTGTTTTTCACAATATAGATAAGTGTTGTTAAACTGAGTGCTAATTTTTGGTAGAGTGGAATATAATAGTTATCTTTGTGGTCGAATTTCAAACTTATAAGGATATGAAGATATTAGAACCGAAATATGAAATCCTATCCCAAGGCGAGGGTATGGATGGAGTTTATAAACAGATAGAGTTGTGCGGTCGCACATGTTATGCGTCAAGTATGAAGATAGACAAAGACAGCGCAAAGCCTTTCGTTGAGCGTATGGTAAGCAGCAACCATCTTGCCATGTGTGAGCATGGAACAATCTATCTCCATGTTGCTTACGATAATGACTTCTTTGTACCTGAATCTTTGTTGGTCAAGCACTATCGTGAGAACAAGTATTCCAAGGTGATGCAGATAGGTAACGATTACTATATTACGACCAACTACAGAGTGATAGTTGAGAATGAATGGTTTGACGACTTGGACTATATCTGCGAGCCTACGGAATGGCATGAGAAACGAATAACCGTCCGCTTTACTACTCAGATTGCGGTAAGTAGAGAGGCTAACAGGCATCGTGTTGATTCCGTAGCGGAACAAAGCACCCGATATTGCAACTATAGTAAAGATAAGTTCGGAGGTGAGATTGCTATCAACAAGCCAAAGTGGGTTAGTGATGATAGTTCAGCTAATCCGTCGTCTTATGATGGTGGAACATTTGTTGACCTAGCAAAGAACATCGGTAGTTATGAGCATTGGAGTCCGGTAGAAAAATGGTGGTTTGCCAATAGAGTATGTGAAATGATGTATTTGTCTTTGGTTAAGGATGATGGTTTGAAGCCACAAGATGCGAGAACTATTCTTCCTCTTGATACCAATACGGAGCTGATTCATACCGCATTCGTGAGTGATTGGCTTCATTTCTTCGATTTGCGTTCAAAGGGAACTACCGGAAAGCCTCATCCAGATATTGAGGTCTTGGCAACCCCATTGATGAATGAGTTCAAGGAACGAGGTTTGATTTAATCGCTTATGAAGAAGAAAGCCAAGCAAATAGCCAAGGTGATGAGCAATGACTCTTTCGAGGTTGTTGCTCAGATGATTGTTGATGAGGCTAAAGGTGTGCGCTATGAGGTGTATGCCGATGGTTCTTGCAAGAAAGAAAAGTGTGGTTGTGGCTGGCTTGTGCTTCATAAGGGAGTGATTATCAAAAGTGGGAAATATACATTTACCACAGCCAAAGTGAACGATTCGGTGAGAGCCGAAATAAGGGCGGTCATTCAAGCATTGGGTGATTGCCCTCCTTCGTGTTCTGTTGATGTATATGTTGATTGCCAAGTAGCTATTGAAAGTATACAGGCTTGCAGGTTGGGAGATTTGCAGCCTATATATAATAAGGTAGCGAAAGGCAAGGCGATAAGATACCATTGGGTAAAGGCTCATAGGGGTAATATGTATAATGAAATGGTGGATTCTTTGGCTTTTTCTGCTACAGAAAGTTAATTTCATGTGTCTACATATAATAAGCGTTAAAAGATAAAGGAAATACATTAAATAATTTGCACATTTCAAATATTCTTTGTATCTTTGCATTGTAATTAAGAAACAAGGTTACTAATTTTAAAAAGGTGAGACACACCTTAAAAACTGTGATTCGTTATGAATACTAGATTGAGTAAGAAAGAAACAATGGTTTATGGCAATATCGAAGTGATGGCTGATGTAATTGGGGGTAACAAGTACTTTACATTTGCTGAGTTGTATGATTTCGATTTGGATAATACCAAGGATGAGTTGAAAGAAATCTTAAACTCTTTGACAGAGAAAGGCTACTTGAAGAGTTTTCACGATTTCTACGAAACTTATCGAGTTTTAAAGTAAGAACAATAAAGGGGATATAAATCCCCTTACAATATAAATTAGAGCGTGAGACACACGTAAAACTGTATTGAAACAATGAAAAAGGTATTCACAATTGAGAATGCATTAGCATTTTTGTTTGCTCTTGAAATAGTATCATTAATATTTTTTCTAGGATAGGGCTTATGCAGATTAAGTTTGGTAAGATAAAGTTTACTGCGGCTAAGTCCGAAAAAGGATGCCGCTTTGATGCTTGCTACAAAGGTGAGCATGTGGCTTTTGAGAGTGAAGATATGTCTTTGTATGATGATGTCTTTTCTGATAATAACAGAAGAGCAAAGGCTGCAAAGAGGGTGATTTACGAGAATATTAAGCACAAGTATTATGAGACCCATAGAGATTAGCGATTTCAACGCTGCCGATGAATTTGTCGTTGAGGCAATGATGCAAGATGGCAAATTCAAGGTTATCGGCAAGGTTATTATTGACAATAACCTTTTGAATGATGATGATTTGGAAACCATCTGGGATTATGCCAACTGGGAGACGAACGGCTATGAAAAGATGGTTGTCTCTAATGGAGTGTATAAAGGCTTAAATGCATTTAGTGATGGTCGAATGTTCTATGTAATTACGGATGATGAGGTCGGAGTGGTAAACGACAATATCATGGTACGTAAGCATTACGATGTCAACAATGGCTATTATATAAAGTCATCAAGGTTACACAAGGAGCAATCCAAGGATTTGTGGTGCTTTGGCAGCTGCGAGACCATAACTAACGAATATAAGTCAAACATTTTACATGAAGTACTTTGTGGCAAAGATGAACCATATAAAGCCTACCTTCCTTGAAGGCGGTGAAGTCTGGCATGATATTGATAAGTTCCCGATGCTAGACCATACTATTTTAGTTGAGTTGCAGGTAAAAGGCTCTGACGGATTGATTTACCGGACGCAAGATGTATGTGTTGAACGTGCAGATAGATTTGAGCCTACGATGTCTTTTGTCCCTAAGCGTTGGGCGTATGCAATAGATTTAGCTCAATGCAAGAAAGTGGAAGGATAAAATAAAATACAAATTAAAAATAAGCATATGGAAGAATCGAGAGGTGTTTACACATTACCAGTCTTGTATAATGAGCAAAGTGGTACAAACGAAGGTGTATGTGTAAGAAAAGAACTTGGAGTAGTTGTTGCAATTGACAATGAAGATGAGTTTAAAGGTGTTTTTTCAAAGGATGGTGAGGTTGATGTATTCAAGCAGTTACTATCACAAGAAGTGTATCGTTACTATACAGAGCACAACGCATTCCCTACTGGGCCTTTGGTTTCTTACAAGATGGATGGCGACATCATCTTTGATTACGTTGAAGTAACTATTGGAAAGATGTATGGCGGTTATGTTTATGTTGTTCATTACAACTTTGCAAGCACCGCATCATGATAAACAAGATTGATTATGACAGTAGTAAGAGATAGAATTAAAATTGCAGCTCAGATTGAAGTCTTGGAGGACATTGCTATTGACTATAGGGGAAAGACAATAGACAATATCATTCAACAGCTAGAAGCAAGGTTGAGTGCGTTGAAGTAAGTTCAAATTTTTGAAGTTGAAAGACTATGAGTGGTGGACGTTTTGATTATGCTCAGTATAGGATTGCTGACATATACACAAAGATAGAAGATTATGTTGATGGTCATCCATTGGATGAGGAAGATGAAAGATGCTTTCTCGAAGACCGATGGCTAGAGGAGGAAGAAGACAAGTATGTTAGAAAGCATCATCATACGATGCCTAACAGATATGGCTTATCTAAAGAGACTATCAAGGAATTCAAGAAGGGTATTGAGCTTCTGAAGAAGGCTCAGGTTTATGCCCAAAGAATAGACTGGCTTCTTTCCGGTGATGATGGAGAAGATAATTTCCATCTACGTTTGAAAGAGGATTTGTCAAATCTTAAAAGTAAGAAAGGATAGATTATGAGTTGGAATTATCGTTTAGATACACCTATGATGCAATTAGCTGAAGAGGTGAATAAGAAATATGATACCGATGCTGGTAAGATGCTTCTTTGCACTTATCTCTTTATGGTATCAAGTGAAGAGGTCAAGGACAAGCAAGCTTTCTTTGATTGGGTAGAAGAATTGAGTAAGTCTAGCAAGTGTGATGCGGTAAGGGAGTACGTGGAAATCAAGGACAAAGCCGATTGGCTGCATGGTGGATTCTGTAAGCCGATTTACCGCCACTACAAGGGTAATTTCTATGAGTATCTTGGAGAGGTTACTGATAGCGAGACTTCTGAGGTAAAGGTTGCGTATCAAGCAGTGTGCGGACAGCATGAAGTTTGGGTGCGACCAAAGGAAATGTTCTTTGGTAATGTTGAGGTAGATGGTAAGCTAGTTCCTCGATTTGAGAAGGTAGATTTAAAAGACTTAGAGAAACAAGCCGAGATCAATGGACAGAAGAAAGATTAAGAGTTTGCTAGGTCTAGCAATCTTGCGAGTGAATGAAGTCGTACCGGATTTCGAAGACTTGAATAAGGTTCTTCCTTTGCTTAGACAGGCAATTGATGAATTAGATAAGTCTGATTCGGGTTCAGTTTAAAAAGGGTGGAAAATGGCAAATAAGCAGACGATAAAACCAAAGGTAGTTCCTTTTGAGATAGCCAAGCTTCTGAAGGAGGTTGGCTACGATGAGAAGATAGCCGAATTTTGGGCTTATGCTAGTCCTTGGACAGCAAAGGGTGGCATTCGTAAGGGTGGAAAATATAATGAGCATTACGGCAGTTATATCGCTTATTCAAATTCCGAGTGGGAGAAATCCAATATTGAGTTTTCTGCTGCCTTAAAGTTGAATAGTAAGCATCCGGCAATATCCGCTCCAAGCTATGATATGGTGTTAGATTGGCTTTTAGAGCATTTCGGTTACTGCATTTGTGTTGCAAACATTTCGAAAGGTAAGTTCTGTTGGCAAACTACATCATGGTGTGTAGAGGAAGGCTTGTGTCATACGGATGGTAAGGAATATTCCAGTAGATACAAGGCAATGGATGCCGCTTTCAAGAGTATCTTAAAGGCTCGCATTGAGAATAAAGATAACGAGGTAATCAAAAGACTTTTGGAGGAAATACAAGATGGAAAGAATTTATGATACTTTTGTACACGCAATAATGATGAAGTTAGAAGCTCGTTTATGTACTGAACTCGAATGTGTTTATAAGAATATAACAAACAAGATTGTTGAGAAGAAAGGTAAACTTACCAACGAAGACGTAATTGAGTTTCAGAAAAAACTACAAGAAGTGTACGACAGGAATGCTGCTATTCGTGAAGAGGTTACTGACATTAAAGATTCCAAGAAATGTATCTTAACTAAAGAAGCATGTGAAGAGTTAATAAAGCGACTTTGCGTGATTAATATAAAAGAAGATGAACAAGCAAAGAATGATAGAGTGGATAGCCACTTGTGATACAGGTGTCTCTTCAAAGACTATGTGGAGTGCATTGATGGGGGTAAAACGAAAGAAAGATTTGGATATTCCTAAAGACAATCGTGACTTCCGTAGATGCTATGATATGGTAGAATACGGACACGTAACCTTGGATGAGCTACAAGTTGTAAAGAAGCAATATCCTTGGTTTGCTCCTGTTGTTGACAATTGGAAGGAATTGTCTCTTTTGTTTGAGGAAGAGTTGGACAAACGTTTGTATATACGAATCCGTCAGCTTTGCAAAGAGTCATATGCTATCCGATATGAGGTAAAGGGAGGACTTTATTATGAAAGGGGTTTTTGGTATAATGTTTAATTATTTAAAAGATAGAAAGAATGAATAAAGACAAATTAAAGGTCAGCTTTGAGATTGACCGCTACAAGGTAATTGGTATGCTTTCACGTAATTGTGAGAATGCTGAAGAGTACAACGAGATTATGGATATTCTTGAAGGCAAGAATGAGTTTGTGCGTGATGCGAATGGTAACGAGGAACTTGCAAGCCGCATTTGCAATTATGCTTTAGACTCTATCTTGGTTGAGAATCCAGATTTGGCTCTCCGTAAGCGTTTGGATAAGGAACAGAAAGGCGATGATGCTCCTGATGGAATTTCAAATGTTATCGAAATCAAAGGTGATGACGCAAAGAAACTTGTAGAAACTCTTTGTGGCATTCTCTACAAGGGTAAGTGATGTAAAATTCATCAAAAGAATATAAATAAACACTAAAACATTTGCAAGTATAAGAAAAATGCTTATCTTTGCATCGTGTTTGAAACAGATGACCTTCTGAGAGGTCGCTTCTACCATAAGTCAAGACTTAGGAGTTTACGGCATGGTTTCCACATTACCCAGTCCAGCTAGACTATAACAAGCAACTCTTATTAGGGTGAGAGACCCTAGTTGCTGCATTAGACAAGTGGTTAAGTCGCCAGCTTTTCACGCTGGTATTCAAAGGTTCGAATCCTTTATGCAGTACATACAAAATTGCCCTATGGTGTAATGGCAACACTACAGTTTTTGGTTCTGTCATTAGTGGTTCGAATCCGCTTGGGGCAACAAGGTGGAATTGGTATATGTTCCACAAAAGGTGCGATATTCAAGCGGTTAAAGAAGATAGACTGTAAATCTATTCCCATTGTGGGTTCGGTGAGTTCAAATCTCCCTTGCACCACGAGAACTTTTGTCATAATACGAGGAATGTAGCTCAGTAGTAGAGCACTTGGCTTGGTAACTAAGGGGGCGTTGGTGCGAATCCAATCATTCCTTTACGCTTTCGTAGCTCAGTGGCAGAGCATAGGATTTTTAATCCTAGGGTCGAAGGTTCGAATCCTTCCGTTGGCACAATGATACACAAGAAGAGAGCCGTGATGTTTGTTTTGTTGGAATCTCGGACATCTGTCAATGGGCAAACGTAGGATGCAGATGAGACGAATAAAGTTGTGAATAAGTCTATGAACTAGGGGGAACAAGCGGAATGGCTCTCTATTGTGCTTCATTTGATGGTTTAACGAAAAATTGAAGAATATGAAAAATCCGTTAAGAATGGCAGTCGCTTTAGAAAAGAACAACAAGATATATCCAAAAGATGTACGGAAGTTCTTGATGGGATTGTACGCCACGCTGCATTTGACAGATAACGCAACGGCTAAAGATATGGAAAAGCTGGTATATTATGCTTTTCGGAATGGTTACCTACTAGGTGTTAAGTCTGAAGGAGGTGATGACCAAAAAGCGTATGACAGACTACCGGATTTGGGAGTAGAAGAAGATATTGGTGATGATTTAAAAAGATAGTCGATAAAAATTGGTAATTAGTTAGTAAAGTTTTTTAGGCTTTGGTGTGTGAACATCGAAGCCTTTTACATATATAATAAGGTAAAATAAAAGCTGAAATGTTAACAAGACTCACATAGCAGTTACGAAAGGTTAAAATACGAAAGAAAAACATTAAAAAACTTGCATGTTTCAAAACTTATTCGTATCTTTGCATCGTCAATCAAGATAAGTTGGTTGATTTGCCGAGTGACAAGTTTCACTCAATAAGGTGAGAGCGACACCAAGGGGTAAGACCCGAAACAACTAGCACAATTGATTATGTCTAAGCAGACTGGTTTTTCATTCGCAAGTTCAAAGAAGTCATTAATCGAGACTATTGACGAAATCAAGAAGTCAAAGATGCCTCGCAACGAAAAGATTGTTGCATTGAAGGCTTGCGGTCTTCGTGAGAAAGAAATCTCCGATATGTTGAAGGTTTGTGTGCCAAGCGGTTCAACTTCAACGAGATTCGTTTATACATTCGGTGTTGAGATAGAATGTGTTCATGCCGAGCGCAATGCCTTGATAGAGGCAGGTCGTCAGAATGGTGTTGATATTCATTCTGAGGGCTATAACCACACCGACAACAAGAGTTATTTCAAGATTGTTAGTGATTCTTCAGTTGGTGGTGATATAGACCCTAACGAGGTTGTAAGTCCGGTATTGAATGGCAATACAAATGGTATGGCAACCTTAAAGAAGGCTATCAAGTCTTTGGATGCCGTAGGTGCAAGAGTAAATTCTACTTGTGGTCTTCACGTTCATATTGGTGCAGCAAAGTTGACAGGTGAGCAGTATGTTAACGTCTTCAAGAATTATCAGAAACTTGAAAGATTGATTGATAGTTTCATGGCTCCTTCAAGAAGAGGTAATTGCCGTTGGGCAGCCAGCTTGCTTGACAAGGATTTCACTAATTGTCACAGCAATCAAGATATTAGATTCGATGTCTTTCATGGAGATAGATATTATAAGGTCAATGCAGAGAGCTATACACGTCACAGGACAATCGAGTTTCGCCAACATCAAGGTTCTACCAATTTCAAGAAGATAGAAATGTGGGTGAAGTTCTGCGCAAAGCTTGTCGGTTGGTCTCGCAACAATGTCTTCACTAGTGAGGTTATGAATATCGAAGATATACCTTTCTTGAATAAAGAAGAGAAGGCTTTCTTCCAGAGTCGTAAGGATGCATTTGCAACCAATAACGATTAATTAATGTAGTCCTAGGGTAAAAGCCCTAGGACACAAAGAAATCAAAGTATTATTAAGAAAAAGAAAGGGTAAAGATATGTGTGTTATTATTGTATGTCCGAAAGGTGTTGCTTTGCCATCTGTAGATGAGCTAAAGGCTGCGTATATGAGAAATCCAGATGGTTGCGGTTTTGTGAGCGAGTCTGACCATTACAAGAGTTTGCATTTCTCTACATTTATCCGTAGATTGATGAAGCGAGATATAAATGAGAATGTAATCATACATTTCAGATTTGCTACACATGGTTCTGTCTGTGTCAAGAATTGCCATCCATTCTACAAGGCAGGTTATTGGTTCGCACATAATGGAGTGCTCCCGATTTGCTCCGAGCATGATAAAACAGATAGTCAAATTTGCTTTGAACGTTTCATTTATCCTACTATCAAGAAATATGGTTGGGGTTCTGATGAACATATGAAAGAAATGAACAAATGGACAGCTCATGGTTCTAAGTTTGCAATGTTGCATAATGGTGAGATTGTGAAGTCCGGTAAATTCATAGAGCGTGATGGGCGGTTCTATTCTAATTTGAATCATTTGGGTTATATGAGAAATGTTATAAACTTTTAGAAGATTAATGTTTAGGTTCTTTTTATTCGACAAGCGTCAGATGTCCGTGAGGATATTTGGCGTTTTTTGTTATATAAGGAGTTCTATTTTGTGTAGCTATTAATTATTCGTTTATGTGATGAAATAGCCTTAAATCGCTTAGAAATGCCGTTATTACTCACTTTTGCTTAAAAGTGAGATACTTGCAAATGATTTAGTGCGTTTATTATTCTTTTCGTATTATCTTTGCACTAGTTTTAACAAATATATCGAAAGAATGAAAGATAAAATTTTCCAGTTACTAAAACAAGAGTATAAGTCTCTTGGGTTAGGTGATGAAGTTCTTCAGGCACATGCCGAAATGCTTGATAAGATGGGGCTTGTTACTGATGACAACATCGAGACAGTGGTTGCTAGTCAAAAGAGTTTTTTGGAGTCCTTGCAAAAGGACAATGACCGCAGAGTTACCGATGCCAAGAAAAAGTTCGAGGAGGCACAGAAGGCTAAAGAAGATGCTGAACGCAAGGCTGCTGAAGAAGAAGCCAAGAAGAAAGCTGACGAAGAAGCCAAGAAAGCCGCTGAAGAAGCCGAAAAGAAACGCTTGGAGGAATTGGCAAAGAAAAACGAAATGCCGGATTATCTCAAAAAATACTTTGAAGAGCAAGCAGCAGAGAAGAAAGCTTCAGATGAAGCAAGAACCAAGGAACGTGAAGAGTTCAAGAAACTCGTTGAGACCTTGACTCAGAAGAACACAGACCAAGCCAAGACTTACAACGAACAGATGGAGGCGCAAAGCAAGACCATTAAGGAATTGCAAGAAACTATCCAAAAGCAAGCTGAGGAGGCTAAGGCTAAGGAAGAGGCTGCTGCGAAGGCAAAGGCAAAGGCAGACCACGATGCGAAGATTTTATCAAAGGCTAAGGAGTTGGGCATTCCCGAAAGTCGTATCAACGAGGGTTTCACCTTGAGCGATGATGCTACAGATGAAGCTATCGAAACATACCTCTCCAAGGTAGCGAACAACTACAAGGCGTTGCAACAACCACAATTCGGGGGCAGCTATCGTGCTAGCGAGGGCGAGCCAACAAAGGAGGACGTTGACAATGTAGCCGCATCATTAGTTCAGTCACTTTAAAAATTGAAAAACATGAATCAGGAATTGAAGACTACAAAAAAGCAAATTGTCTTTGGTGAGGATTCCGTCATTATCCAGAAATGGGAAGGCGACATCAAGGGCGGTCGTGCTTTGGATTGGACAGGCGTAAAAGATGAAGTTCTTTACGCAGGTCGTGTTATCGTGACAGATGGTAAGGGAACTTACAAGCCATTGCCTATTGAAACAGACAATTATAAGGCTTTGGGTACTGCCAGTGACCCATTGGAGCATTACAAGTATGCGGGTGTTCTCTATCGTTCCATTCTGAACGGTGAGCCAGCGGCAATTATGACTGCTGGACAAGTTAACAAGGTAGCAGCTAAGGCTGCAAATGGTGCAGACTTTCCGGATGCGTTCCTTACAGCTATGCCAAAGATTGCTTTGGTTAGCGATGAGGATGCAAACAAGTTCGATGAGTCTGATGCAACAATGGACAAAGACTAAAAGAAGGAGGATAACAGATGGAAAAATCACTTTATTTTCAGTTGGTCAATAAATACTTCCCACAACTTGTTGCAAGTGTAGTAGAGAAGTTGAACGGCAAGAATCAGACTGCATTGACCTATATGTACCGAGACCACTTGACTAACACATATAGTCAGGACGGACGCTGGGCATCAATTACTGCGGAATACACACGAGTTGCTGCTGATGTTGTATCAATGGATGCAGAACTTCCATTGAAGAGCCGTGATAAGGTTTCAACCGCTGAGGGTCAAATCCCAAAGGTTGGTATGAAGCTTTACATGTCAGAGAAGCAGCTTAAGGATTTGGATAACATGATTGCGCAACGTTTGCCTCAGCCACAGATTTTGCGTAACTTGTTTGCAGACCTTCCTCGTTGTATTCAGGCGGTTTACGAGCGTATTGAAGATATGTTCCTCAGTGAGCTGTCAACAGGTGTAGCTTTGGCGACTCGTTCCGGTGGTACTGGTGTCCGAGTTGATGTAGGTTTTGCCGAGAAGAACAAGTTCGGTCACGGTGCTAAGGCTTGGGACGCAGAGGATGCAACCCCACTTGATGACATCCAATTGGTTTACGACAAGGCGATGGACGACCAAAACACCATCACTACTTGTTATCTTGATGATTACACAATCAAGTTGCTTGGCAAGAACAAGCAGGTTCGTGCTCAGTTTGCCTTCAATCAAGGCATTGCACTTAGTGGGGATAACAGCAACATTCCTATTTTGAGCTTTGAGCAGATTGCGTCTATCTTTAGAAATAAGTGGCAGACCAACTTGGTACGTGTAGCCCGTACAATCAAGACCGAGATTAACGGCGAGAAGGGAACACACAACCCTTGGGCTAAGGGTCACATGACCTTTACATGCTATGATAACCTTGGTGATTTGTTCTGGACTAACGTAGCCGAAGCTACAAGACCAGTTGCAGGTGTTACTTATCAGTCAGCCGATGAGTATATCTTGGCTAGCCGTTATTCTACTAACGACCCACTCCGTGAGTTCACTAGCTCACAAGCAATGGTTGTTCCTATCTTGAATAACGTTGATGCCATCTACTCTTTGGACTCAACACAAGCGGTAGGTTAGGCTTATGAGAGGTGAGGTAATTAGTCCGTTCCGTGATAAGTTCCATTTTAACACCATCTATGAAGTTGGTGCAATCTTGGACTTTGACGAAGAACGCATGAACTCCCTTATCGAACGTAAGCTTTGCAAGATGTTGGAGGTGCAGGATGATAACCATTCTGCACCTCTAAAAGACGATAAGGAAATTAAAGATACTCCTAAAAAGGAAGTCTTGAATGATGGAAAAGAAAATCCTGTAAAGGAAGAAGAAAAGAAGTCAGAAGAGACACCTAAGAAGGAAGTTTTGAAGGAGAAGAAGGAGAGCAAGCCTAAAAAGGAGAAAACCTCAAAAAAGGATGCTGCCGAGTCAACCGAAGAGAATTCCCAAAAGGAGAATGTAGAAGAAGAACTTGACGAAAAGACTAAGAGCGAGCAGGAGGCTGCAAAGAAAATCGCTGAGGCTATGAGTCAGGCTCAGAAATAAGGATGTCACATGAAGATAAGAGAATACATTTCGCAGAAGTTGCGTGCTTGGAACATTACCGATGCCCAATTGGAAGATATATCGTCAGGTATAGACCTTGACGAAGAATATACGTCTGATAATTCCCAGGTTGTAGGCAAGGCGATGATTTCCGTAATCGAGGAACTTATGCTTGCCCCATATATGAGCAATGTGAATGAAAATGGATTCTCTGTCTCTTGGGACTACTCTAGGATAGGACAATACTATATGTGGCTTTGCCGAAAATATGGTGTTGCTCCGGATAATGAAGTGGTGGCAGCTTTAGGGCTTTCCACTATCACGGATAAGTCTGATATTTGGTAAATGTCTAGGTTATGTTATATTCCCCTCATATATTAAAGAAGAAGTTCGTGAATAAGGTTGTCAACAAGTACAACGAGGTCATTAGCTCTTCTGAGGAATGGAAAGAAATGGGGCGTTGTCGGTGCGATGACAACTCTACCGAGCATTTCACTACCGATAATGGTAGCATATATACACCGAAATATCATATTGTTTGTGACAAGTGCCAGATTTCCGAAGGTGATGAAGTCAAAGTATATTCCGATGATGGAAGTTACCGAGGAGGTGGAAAGGTCTATAATGCCCCTAAGTGCAATTATCTTGGTTATATGAGTATCTATGTCTGATGTTATAAAGGATAAGCTAGACGCTTTCTTTGCGCAGGGAGAAAGGGAAGTTGATGAGTTTCTTGACAGGTTATGTAAAACATCCGTTGAGCTTGATAAGACTAACGGAAACTACCGAAACCGCACAGGTAATCTCAGAAGGTCTAACTATAGTAAAGTACATGACCACACCTTGACCCTTGGCAACAAAGCGGAATATGCGTCAGATGTTTCCTCTAGGGGATATGATGTTATAGATTCGGGTATTCAGTATATCAAGAAAGAAATCGAGGATATGCGATGATAACAGAAATAGATGCAGGTCATGTAATCTATGATGACTTGGAGCTTATGGGAATGGAACGAAGACTGAAAGGACATCTGAAAAAGGGTGGACTTGATGGGGAAGAACCTATGGTCGGTGAGAAGATTCCCGATGATGGCATGATAGTCATCATCCCTAAGCGTATGAGTGCAGACAAGACATATTTCAACGATTGTACTATAGAGGTAAACATATTGCTCAAAGATATAGAGGGCGAGACTAATCCTCAATTGAACGAGCTTTTAAAGAAGGCTATTCAAACCCTGTCCGACAGTGAGGTCGGAAAAGCTGAGGATGTATGGTATCGCTATTCTATCCGCTCCCACGGCATAGAGCAAGAGAGTAGGTTGAGTTGCCATTACGCAAACATTACTATTGATTTTGAAACATTAAACGTAAGATAAGATGAAACCATTTATTGGAATCAAGAGAATTTGGTATGGTGCTCCTCTTACCGAGGCAAATACACCTGCTAAGTTGGCTACATGGTTGAAAACCGCTACAGAGGTTAAGAACAGCCATGAGGGAACATGGGGATATTCTCAGGATGACCCTAGTGTTACCGAGTACAAGAACGAGCTGAACGGACAGGTTTACTATCGTGACAAGACCGATGAGGGTGCTAAGACAATTACATTCTCTATTGGTGTCTTTTCATGGAAGAATAAGGTAGACTTGCAGGGTGGTAAGATGTACAAGGCAACTGGAGAAGAGACTACAACGGAGGCAGATGCAGTAGGTTGGTCTTCTAGCCAAGATTTGGCTAATATCAACAAGTGTATCGTTGCTCAGACCAAGACAGGGAACTACATCGTTTTCTCAAATGCGGCTATCGTTGCCAAGGGTGACCAGCAGGATAAGAATATCACTTTGGGTATTTCTGCCGTTGCTATGGAAAGCGAGATCGATGGTGTGGCTGGCGAGTACCAATGGGAAGGCTCTGCGGTTGTAGAACAAGAATAAGACATAGGCAACAAATGATAGAGGGGGATGGTGTTAATGCCGTTCCCCTTTTTTAATATTCAGAACCATGAGTAAGGCAAGTAAATTAATTACGGATGCAATTCTTGGAGAGGACACCGTAACGATAATCGTGAATGGAAGGGCTTATTACGTTTCACCACCTACAATTATAAAATTGGTCAAGGCGGCTAAATACCTTGATAGTTTCGAAGAGTGCAAGACCTTAGCGGAAGTCTTATGCATGCTTAAGAATTTGGATGATGCTTGCAAGGCGTTGTCCGTATTCATACAAGGCGATGAATCCATTAGTGATGAATTATCTAAAGGAACGCTTGAAGAGGTTGTCAATGGCTTACAAACGGCTTATTCCTTAATCTCTATAAAGGATTTTCAGACGCTATCAATTTTGGCGAAGAGTGCGGCAAGGATGATAGCAAAACCACGACCATAGGTAACGATACACTCTTAGGACAGATTGCATCTTTTATGGATAGTCTGCATTTATCTTACCAAGAAGTCGTGAAAGAGATACCTTATAGAAACTTATTGCTGATGGCAAAAGACAAGCAAAGAGTAGCATGTGGTGATGTAATGTATGAGGTAACGGAAGAAGAGTTTGGAATGAACTTCAAAAAAGGATAAGTTTAAAATAATGCAAATAAAGTATTAAAAGCACTAAAACGCTTGCAAGTTAGCGAAATAATATTTATCTTTGCAAGCGCAGAACAAAAAAGGATAAAATGGCGATTTAAGAAATTGATAAGATATTAGAGACACGAAACCCGATGGACTATACCGAAAGGCAGTCCGAGTCACTATTCCTTTGACTTTGCAATCGGTAGTTTCGTGTTTTTTGTTTAAAATAAGATGCAAGATGTAAGGTTGATATTCGAGATACTGGTTTCCATGTTGCTTTGCGTTTGTCTCATATTGCTTGCTGTAAGTAGATATAGGCAAAAGAAAAAGCGTGAAGAACCGGAGCGAAAGGAAATGGACTTGATAGACTTCTTTTCTTTGGGAGGAGTTGCCTATTATTGGAACAAAGGTGGTAAGCAGCAGAAATGCTACACATACGAAGAATTTCTGAAAATCAAGGCTGACTACGTGGAGCTTTGGTTGAATCAGAATAGATATATTTTTAACTCTCAATTAGATTGCGATGATATATAAAGTATTTGTTTTGTTTCCGACAATAGTAGTATCAGATGGTATTGTTGGTATAGCTTGGCTAGGAAAGGTTTTTGGCTGGCGATATGGAAAGAACAAGAAAAAGAGCAAGAATGTGTCCTTAATGATAGGATATAACACAGGAATGTCTCTTAAGTCGAAAATAGACGATAACGCAGCGGATGATTATTTAAGACGCATTGCCGAAGAAAATAGAATCTAAATTCAAGGGTTAGAGTCCCTTTTTTACAACCATATTACTTGTGGTTATTTTTATACATCTGTTTTTATTAACGATTGTTTTTTATGGTATATAAATGTATAAAAACGAGCACAAGTTCCCTTATAGATGGACTAAAAAAGATGCTAATTTCACAAAAGACAAAGGTAAGGTGATGTCTTGCTTTTGTTGTGGAGGTGGAAGTTCCTTTGGCTACAAACTAGCTGGCTACGATGTTGTAGCCTGTAATGAGATAGACCCAAAGGTTATGAAGATGTACTTGAAAAATCACGATGTCAAGTACGCTTTCAATTGTGATATTCGTGAGTTGATTACCAATATCAATATGGGGGGGCATATTATGAAAGAAGAGCTTCATAATTTGGATATATTGGATGCTAGTTTCCCTTGTTCGGTATTCAGTATTGCAGGTGACCGCCAAAAGGCTTGGGGAAAGGAAAAAGTATTCCGAGAAGGTCAGAAGGCGCAAAGGCTTGACGATTTGGCTTTCTACTCAATCGACCTCGCTAAAGAACTAAAGCCAAAGGTAGTAGTTTTTGAGAATGTTCAAGGTTTATTACAAGGTGAAGCCATCGAGTACGTAAAGGAGATTTATAGACAGATGAATGATGCCGGATATATCTTGCAGCATTGGCTTCTCAATGCACGTAACATGGGTGTTCCTCAAAACAGACCTAGGGTATTCTTTATTGGGTTACGTAAAGACCTTTGCGAGCCGTTTATGGTTCAAAAGGATTTGTTCGAGCGAGTGCCTAAGATAGATATGGACTTCAACGAGAAAGAAATTGTCTTGGATGAGTTCTCTGACTATTGTGGAAGGCAAATTCCTAAAGGAATGATGAAGTATTGGGAGCATAGAAATGAGAAAGATAATTCTATCGGTGATATTGTCAAGCGGATGGATAATCGTCTTTCTATGTTCAATAATATGTTTCTTAAAAAGAATAAGGTATGCAATACCATATCAGCAATGGAGGATAGACTTGTGTATTATGATAATCCAAGTTATCTTTCAGCACATGATACGATTTTAGCATCAACATTTCCGATGGATTATGACTTTAATGGCATGAAACCTTGGTTTGCTTGCGGAATGTGTGTTCCTCCTGTTATGATGGCTAATGTAGCTACAAGAATCTGGGATTGTTGGTTGTCAAAGATTAAAAAGGAGGAATGCGCATGATAACAGCAAGTATGACTTCGGGTGAGATGCGTAGAGTACGAAACTTAGATGAAACAAGAATCTATGAGTTTCAGATGCGAAAAGCTAATGAGCTTAAACGTGAAATGAGAAAGCAGAACGTACGACAAATAACAAAGACCTTTGAGCTTGCTACACCGAATGCCGATTATCTCATCGTTGTAGGTGTAAAACATGGCGATGTATTTGCTTCCGGTTTGTTCATTTATCTGAAGGAAACCAACGAGTATATTCCTATGAGTAGAAACGAGGGGTATAGCGAAGATTGTTTTGCTATGAGCGTTCATTTTCTGAAGAGATTTGCAGAAAGGTTTTTGAAAAAAGACTTACCGATTGCCAAGATATTGCAAAAGATATATACATCGTTTACAGGTGCAGTTCAGCTCTATAGTGATGACAAGACAAGAAGAGTGGTATTTGCTATTCCGGAAGGGCTTATACTCACAGAATACGAGCAAGAAAAGCATATCATCCACTACAAAACCTTTGTAAGCATGGATATGCTAAAGAAGACACAGAAGCGAAGTTACGAGAAGATAAGTGCATTTCTCATGGAATCTTGTCAGCAAATAGCTAAAGCAAGAGACACCGGAAATGACGAAAGGCTGTGCGTTGTGTACAGAAGGTTTTACAATGATATTGATTTGCTAGATACAAAGGAGGCGCAAGCCATATATTCAAGTTTCTTTGAAAAAGGAGGTAACAATGAAAGATAAAAGTATAACAAGGTTTCTTGGTGATATAAAGCCTATAAAGAATTACGAAAGGTATTATGTTAGCAAGCTGGGACATGTTTTTACTATTGGGAGAACGTCTCAATTAAAGGAAATCGCACCTTGCAAGACACCAAAAGGTTATCTGAAGGTATGGCTTTACAAGAACGGAAAGCGCAAGATGTTTTATATACATCGTTTGGTAGCTCAGGCTTTCTTGGAAAATCCAGAAGCGTTTCCAATGGTGAATCATAAGGATTTCGATAAGACGAATAACGATGTAGACAACTTGGAGTATTGCACCGCAAGATACAATGTGATTTATTCTGCTATAGCAAAGAAAACCTCTTCCGAATACTTGGGTGTGACTTGGAATAAGAGTGTAAGAAAATGGCAAGCGCAGTATCAGATAGGTAAAAAGAAAATATATATAGGTTGCTTTGATACGCAAGAAGAGGCTCATGAAGCTTATGTTAACGCTATAAAAGAGATTTGATATGCTTGAATTTGATAGAATATACAATTCCGACTGCATAGAAGGAATGAAACAAATAGAGAGCGGGAAAGTAGATTTAATTGTTACTGACCCACCATATTGTATCTCCTATAAGACCGGATGGAGAGCAGACGACCATCGTTTCTCTAAGGAAATACTCAATGACGATAATGAGCAATTGATTATTGATTATATGAGCGAATGCTACCGAATTTTGAAGGATGATAGTGCTGCTTATATCTTCTGTAGTGCCAAGACCTTGGACTTTTTTATGCAACAAGCGAGGCACGCAGGGTTTACCATTAAGAATGTGCTCATTTGGCGAAAGAACAACCATACGGCTGGAGATTTAGAGGCGCAATATGGTCAATGTTACGAGCCAATCTTGTATTTGAATAAAGGCAGACGAACCATAAATGGCAAGCGTTTGGAGGACGTATGGGACTTTGATAGAGTTCCATCAGATAAATTGGTACATCAGAACGAGAAGCCAATCCCCTTGCTTATGCAATGCATTTTGAAATCATCGGACGAAGGCGACTTGGTGTTTGATGGTTTCATTGGTTCAGCAAGTACAGCTTTGGCGTGTTTGAGAACGAACAGGAAGTTCATCGGTTTTGAATTGGATGTTGATTATTTCAAGGTGGCGCAAAGAAGAATTAAGGAAGAAATGTTTAATCAAAAAGATATGTTTGGATATGATGGAACTGAATAATATATACCAAGGAGATTGTCGAAAGCTTTTGAAACTGATTGATAGCGATAGCATAGACCTCGTATGTTCCGATGTGGCTTATCCGGTTCAGTCTAGGGGTGGCTCAGGGAGTATGGGAGGATATTGGACGGAATCTCAAACAAGAAAGGGCAAGATATTCAAGAATAACGATATTGATATTTCGGACTACATCAATGATTTGTACCGGATATTAAAGGACAGGTCGCATTGCTATCTGATGTGTAATGATTATAATTTAATGCACTTTCTTGATGTGGTCGGAAAAAGTGAGTTCCATTTTACCAAATGCTTAATATGGGATAAGTGCGCAAAAATATGTGGCCGCTATTATATGGCACAGAAAGAGTATATCATCATGCTACGCAAAGGTGGTGATAGACCGATAAATGAATGTGGTACATCTGATATTCTGAGTGTTCCTATTCCAACGAACAAGCGCAAGGATAAGGATGGTTTGATTAATCAGACTGAAAAACCAGTAAAGTTGATGGAGATACTAATCAGAAACTCGACAAATGTTGGTGATGTTGTTCTAGACCCATTCATGGGGAGCGGTACAACGGCAAGAGCTTGCGTAAACCTTGAAAGAAAGTATATAGGCTTTGAAATAGACCAGCGTCAAGTAGATTTTGCCAATAACGAATTAAAGAATATGAGTAGGCAGTTAAGTCTGTTTTGAAACTATGGATATGTGCAAGGTGTTTTGTTGCAATCCTGTTGTAAGAAATGGGAATAAAGAAACAACGGATGCTCTTATAAGAGCTATGAGAGACGAAGCCTTAAAACGAGGGTTGGTACGTGATGAATTGATAGATTTTTGCAACCAATTCATAAGAGAGGGCGAAATCAAAGCTTGTATAGAGCATTTGCTAGATAATTTCAAACGTTATTTTTGGAGGTATCATTGATATGAGAAGAAGAAAGTTGAACAAGTCTCCAGTGCTAGGCTTCTGCGGATTTGTTATCGGTTACGAATGCAAGGAAAAGGGAATAAAGCTGATGGAGTGCGATAAGGCGCAAGCAGATGCAATCATAGTTCCTCATCACTTTTCACACAAGGTAACGAAGAATAGTTGCTTGAATCTTTTGGTATTGTATAAGGATAAGATAAGGGGTGCAATGCAAATAGGGTATGGAATCCGACCGCACATCAAGACTGAAAAGGGCGAAGTGTTGGATTACCATCAAGTGAGGGAATTTGACAGAATGTGGCTGTCTGATGATATGCCAAAGTTTAGCGAGACGATTTGCCTATCTCTCTTGCATAAGTATATTAGGGCAACACATAAGGAAATCAAGTACCTTATATCTTATGCCGATACGTCCATAGGTAATAAGGGAACTATATATAAAGCTGCAAACTATGAGCATATTGATACCATTAAGGCAGATTTCTATGTATTACCAAGTGGTGAGCGTGTGCATCCGGTTACTATGTGGCATCGGCACAAGACAAGAGCATGGGAGGTTCTAAAGGAACTATACCCAGGAATAAAAAAGGCAGAAGGGTTTCAACTTAAATTTCTGAAGAAGTTATGAAGAAAAGAAATAAATGTATTCCTTGTCATTTGCATCCAGATCCTGAGCATTGGTTTAGAAAAGGTCAATCTTGGAAGGCGAAGGTCGCTTATGAAAGCGAGGATGATGCTTGGGAGTTTCTGAATCAGAATCCGAAGTTACGGGCACAAAGTATGGCGGTGTATCGGTGTAGGATATGCAACAAATATCATATAGGGCACAAGAACAACAAATAAAAAATATAAACAGCAATGATAGTAATAAAAATCAAAACATGGAAAGACTGGAAGAAGGACTTTCTTGATTGGGTGCAAGAACCTCGACGCAAAACTTGCAAGGATTTTGTAGACTATATGGAGGCTTTGCAAAATCGTGTTCTCTACAAAATAATAGCCGATACTTGCGATAAATACGGCAATATGCGTGAGGGGCAAATCCAAGACATCACAGAAGCAGTCGAAAAATGCGTGGCTGAGTGTGCTAAAGAAGCACGCAAGTTAATCGATGAATGTCAGCCCGTAAAATTCTTCTAAGGCTGTAACTCTCATTACAAGCAACACAAACTCTACACAACAAGCGCAGTCAGCGTTATTTTAAAACATAAATAGTTGAAAATATGAAAAAAGAAGATAGACTTAAAATATATCGCAAATACGATGGTCATTGTGCTTATTGCGGCAAGAGTATAGAGTATAAGGATATGCAGATTGACCATCTTGTTCCGAAGAATCGAGGGTGTTACTCTCGGTGGAGCGACAAGGCGGGAAAGTTTGTCGTATCCCATGGCGATGATTCCATGGAGAACTATATGCCATCTTGCAGGTCTTGTAATCTTCGTAAGCGTGATATGAGTTTGGAACAATTTCGCTCAGAGATTACTAAACAGGCTAAAGGATTGCTTAATGGTAAGGCTTCTTTCCAAGTAAAGATGTCGCTTGCTTATGGGTTAATCGAAGAGCACTTTGATAGACAAATTGAGTTCTACTTTGAGAAATTTAAATAGTTGAGAATATGAAGAAGTTTAAGAAGTCGATAGAGATTAGCACTGAGAATATTTCAGACGTTCTTCAAGTGCCAATTGTTACAAGTTTATACAAGACTAAGAATTTTAAAAATCCTTGTCTTGAAGGTCGTAGCGTTCCTTATGATACTATAGCATTGATGTATGTTCATATCGAAGGCTTTGATAGCGATTTTTGTATTGACCAAGGCAACATTCTCGCTCTTGATATTTGCGATACTTGGTATGCTTTTTCGAGGCGTGGATGGGATAAACATAAAAACGATGAGGTATGAAGAAAAAAGGATATTACGAATACGACCAGCCCATTTACCCACACTTATTGTGTGTTGGGGTTGGGTTGCAGTTTGAGGATGCAAAGAAAGCATTCTTGAATAATGATGGTACGGATATTGAAAAGTACGATTTTTTTAATGGTGATGGATTTACTTATTACGGACTTCACATAAGAGAAACAGGAAGAAAGTGCGTTCTTGTTTTATTCAGTAGCAGTAAGGCTATGTGTATGAATGTAATTTGTCATGAGGCTAGTCACGCTTGTGATGCTATCGAGGGTAATATTGAAATGAAACATGGTGGAGAACCATCTGCCTATCTGATAGGTTGGATAGCATCATGTATCAATAAGGCTCGTTTGGGAATTGGAGATTTCGTTGAAATCGTAGATAAGGAAGAAAAATAGCCCAAAGGCAAAATACCCTTTGGGGGTTACCCCATCACTATATATAATAATGTAGTGGTGGGGATTTTTTTGTTAACGTCAGCAAATTATTTGTTCGTATTATTATAGAGTGTTAAAAGATATAAGAAACACATTAAATAACTTGCATGTTTCAAATATTATTTGTATCTTTGCATCGTAATTAAGAAATAAAGGTTACTAATTAAAAATGGTGAGACACACCTTAAAAACTGTAATAAGAAAATGAAAAAGTTTTTTGAAAACTTATCTGAAAAGCTTAATGATGCGGCTTTTGAGGCGCAACTTGATGATTTTACTTGCGAGTTTGATGCTATTAACAAACCTGCTGAAATCGTGGTGTCTGTTAAGAGTAGAAAGGTTATCCATTCATATGGAAATATTTCTTCTTATCCATATTACAATGTAGATAAGATTAATATCTATGATGAAGACGGAGAAGACGTTTCTTCAAAATATCCTTTGTTCTGCCAAAGAGTTAAGGATTGCGTGCCTTCTTATAAAGATGTAGAGAATGACTTGACGGAGGCAAATATGAGCGATACCGAGCTTTATTTCGGCTCAGAGGCTAATTATTTGCATTACAAGTATGGTAACTAAATGGTTTGGATATGGAGTACGAAAATAAGTTTGTAGGTCTTTCATCTGTAACGAGTCACGACCTTAAAATATTAAGGTATGAACTAGAGTATGGATGGAAATTGGCTCTTATGCCAAATGATGTATGGTACAACTAATTACATTTAAGATTTCAAATTATGGCATATTATAAAGTTAGTGTAGATGTACTAAAGACGTGGAGGGCTAATTATGGGCAATGAGGATTTAACGAATTGCATACCTTGGTATTGCCCACCACGCTTTAAGTGTGAAGATATACAAGATGGTAAGGCGCAAAGAAGAATGCGTAGAAAGAATCAACTTAGAAAAAGAAAGGGTAGATTATGAATGATGAAAGCATAGATGTTAACATTAGTTTTATCAATAATGATTATTTCTCAATATCTGTAAGGAATGGGTATATTTCAGTTATTGGTAGAATAACCAAGTCAGAGATGGAAAATTTTATAAAGGCTCAATATTTCGAGATTAAAGAGGTATTGGATAAAAATAGAAAGAAAGGAAGATAATTATGATAGACAAAAATAAAATAGCAAAAGCTGCAAGAAAATGTTTAGCAGCTTTTAGAAAGGCAAATCCAGATGGATATTCATCATCCATCATTGACATAGAGAGTAATTGCTTAAAAAATTTTAAAGATGGTGCTAAGTGGGCTAGTAGTTATATGGACTTAACAAAAGAACAGAAAGAAATATTTTCTAAAATCGCTGATATTAAACAGGTCATTCTGAAAAACCATTTTGATATAAGTGATTTGACAGAACAGTTGATTAGCACACTTCCTTTCAAGGAAGGCGATATTGTGTTATATTATAAAGATGAGCCTTATATGGTTAGCAAGATTGAGCCTTGGGACGAAGGAATGGACACTGATCATACATATCGTTATTATGGCAATATACATCTGGTTCTTAACAAAATATGCAAGGATGGCCATCCATCTAGAAGAAACCAAGATACATGGCTATTAACTTCTACTAATATTGAGAAGTTTAAACTTGCAGAAGATGGCAAGACAGTTCGTTTGTAACATAGTTTAGTAACCATCCTACAAAGGATATAAATATAAGTAATATGGGTAAACAAAGAAAGAACCCACCTTGTCCTGTTTTTGAGAATATTAGATGTAAATATTCTGTGCAAGGACAAAAGTGTAGAATAGATGGATGTTATGACCCAGCAGAAATTGATAGAAATTGTAATATTCATTCTAAAATATAAGTAATATGGAAGATTATCAGAAAAGAATGCTCGATGAGCATAGTGAGCTAAAAGACCGTTGGACAAAGCTGAATGCAGCTTTAGCTAAAGATGGTTTCCGTGAAAAAGTTGGGGACTATCAGTTTAAATTAATGAAAGAGCAGTCATTGGGTATGAAAAAGTACTATCTCGCTTTAACTGCTCGTTTGACAGATATGGGTTTATTGAATGGTGGCGCAATGCCAGAGAAGTAACTAACCACCTCTCCTGTAAAAGGGAGAGGGATAATTAAGAAGAATATGTACGCAAAAGTAAAAAAGACAGGAGAAATTTTATATGATGCTTATATGGACGAGATTGATAATGGCTACTATCTCGTTAAAGGCATAGACAAAGAAGGTAAAAAATGCTCGTTCTATCCTCATGAGACAACGGACTTGTATAGTTCAACAAAACTTATAGTTTCTTTCAATAAAAAAGAAGAAGACACTAAACATGTGTGCTTTCTAGGTAAGGGTGGTTGCGTCTTATGTGGTGGTGGGGAAGACTCAGAGATGAGTAAACTGTGCCATACGCTATGGATGCCACCAAAAGAATATGATAAAGAGCAACATTGTATTTGTAATAGATATGATACTACTTCTTGCAATTTTACAGAAATGGATATGAGTAAAGTGTTTATACTTGCAAAGAATGGTCGTTATATACCTTTTGAGGAAGCACTGAAAATGAGAGAAAGAATTAATGTATAACAGTATCAAACAGATTCAGACTAACAAGCCAACTCGCAGTCCTCCAAGAGATAGCTGCCGACTATCAAGGCAAAACTATTGACAACATCATTCAGAAGATGGGGCAAGGCTTGACGAAGTGATTAAACAAGAAACAATATAGAATTATGGATAAGAAAGAGAAATCAATCAATAGTCATATTGATAAGGCTATAGGCTATTCAGATAAGGCTCATGACGAGTTGCAAATCGCTCTAAATATTGCTTTGGAAGGAAAAGGGCTTAGTGACGAGGAAAAGGAACTTTTAAGCGTTGGCTTTGCAACAGGATCAGAAGAAGCCGTAGAGCGTGTTGCTGATGGTAGTTGTAATGATGAATATATCAGTGCATGGGATAGCCCAATTAGAGACTGTCGAATATCTGAGGTATATCGCATGACAGGTGAGCAGATACGTGAATATTTTAATTTGTAACTATGGACAAGAAGAAAGTTAAAGAGCTGATAGAAGAAGCAAAACATTTAGCAATTTTACGCAAATATGAAAATAGACAGACATATTTGAATAATTGCATTTGTTGTTTGAAAGAAGCTTTGGAAGAACTCTCCAAGTCAGACTGGGTATCTGTTGAGGATGGGTTGCCTCCTTACGATGAAAGCGTTTTGGTAACAAATAAAGAAACTCCTAAAATTGTATTGAAGACAAGTAGAACTAAATGCAAAGGTTGGAATACAGATGAAAATGGATTTCTTTGTGCTATTGCGTTCAATATCACTCATTGGAAACCTATTGAAAAATTGGAGGATTAGCCTATGATTATAGAAGATATAATCAACGAAAAGTGTGTAACCTTTATGACTGAAGAGCCTATGGATAATATCCAATCTGCTGAGTACTTCAAGGAAAATATCCTACCAAATGAAGTAGAGATTACACACGATGATGGTAACTATTTTGAGGTTTCTGTTAATTGTAAATCATATAGTTGTGACGTATATGGCAATGGTGATTTTTATCACTCTATTGCCGAGTTTAAATTATTGGAGGATTGATTATGACAAAATTTAAAGTAGTTAGATATTGGGATACATATCCCGATAGAGTTATTGCAACTTGCGATACAGAGGAAGAGGCAGAAAAGATATGTAATGAATATCGTAGAAACCGCAAGCCTATGTATGACTATTTAGTTAGAAAGGAAAATGAGTAATGACTAGAGAAGAGTTAAGAAATAATTATGGAAATGAAATCTGTGAGTTATGCCACCGAGAGTATTATACTAGCAGGGTACTCCCAGAATCACTTTGCGAAGGTCAATTTTGCGAAGAGGCAGAAGATAGTTTCGCAGAAGAACACAATATAGAGTTGGAGGACTAAATTATGGACAGAAATCAAGCTAAAGAATTTTATCCTATTCTGCAAGCATTTGCAGAAGGAATGGTAATTGAGTGTAGAACCAAACCAAGTGCCATAGAAGATGAGAACGTTCCGAATGAATGGGCAGAAATAAAGGTTATAGAGTTTAATGGCAATAAAGAGTATCGCATTAAGCCAAATCTAGAACCTGAGTCCGAGTACCGTCCTTTCAAGGATGCTATAGAGTGCTGGACTGAAATGCGTAAGCATAAGCCGTTTTCAATTTTGAAGGATAAAAAAGATGGACATCGGATTCAAATCTCTTCTATCTCTGATGGAATTAATTCAATTAGTTCAAGTCCAGATTCAAATTTTTGTTGTGATTTTAAATACAGAATGGATTCATGTACCTTTGATGATGGGGCTCCATTCGGCGTAAAAGTAGAGGAATAACGTATGATATTGTATCAGATTTGGTGTAAACGTACTTATGTTAGTAGTGGCTTCTGTGAAGACGAAGATGAGCCAACACAACTAATATTTACTACATTAGATAAGGCACGTTCAAAAATACCAAAAGACCATTATAGTAAAGAAAATGGTTCACGTGAATACTACATTAAAAAGATTGAAATTGAATAAAAATGGAGGAATAGTTATGGATAAAAACGTTTGTGATAATACATTAGTCTTTGGTAGCTGCCATGCTAGAAGCTGTATTGAAGTGCCTTCTTTGACAGCAGGAAGAGCGAAATGGAAGGCTTTTTATAATAAGTTCCCTTGGCTTAAAGGTCAACCTTTCTATCTTAGACGTTCATGCTTCTGGGATGGAGGTGAAAGAAATTTGAAGTCGGTAAAAATAAAACTTAAAAAAATATAGTTATGGCATGGGTAGCAGTAACAAAACAAGGAAGAGAATTTATCTCAATGTGTAAGCCAATAAGAGTGACGGATGAAGATAACTATTATGGTTGGAAAGATACATTTACAGAGATTTCTCTTCCTAAAGGCAGCATCAAGAGGCTCATCGGAAGAGAACTTACTTGGAACGATGAGGCAGTAGAACTTAAATAAGAATAGCTTATGTATAGACCGATTAAAATGTATCAGATTGTTTGCGATAGATGCGGAGAAGTATTTGGCGGTACAGATACTTGCTCTGCCCTATTCAGTAACAAAGAAGTTGATATTGGTGACTACTCTGATTGGGAAATGATAGATGGTAAGCATTATTGTCCCGATTGCTACGAGGTGGAGGTCATTGATGGAGTGTATAATGTTAAAGCAAAATAGATATGAAGATAGAAAGTATCAAATTCAAGGCTAAACGTCTTGACGGAAAAGGATGGGTTTGCGGATATTTCTACGAAGAGAATGGTAATACATACATCATTGAGAATCGTCAGAAAGAAAGCAAGTTAAACAGAAATTCCACTTATCAGGTTGACCCTTCTACCGTCTGCCAGTTCACAGGGTTGAAAGATAGTGAGGGAAAGGAGATTTGGGAAGGTGATATAGTGCATGACAGTTATGACCTTTTGTGTATAGACAATCTCTATGAGGTAGTTTATATTGAAGAAGAAGGAACGTTTGCCTTCAAGAGTTTAGATAAAGTTGACAATTACGAGCCATTTGTTAATTTATTTGAAGTTTATGTTGTTGGCAATAAATTCGATAAGAAGTAAGATAAAGCTATGGTAGATGTAAGTAATCAGCATTGGAACGAAGATGGGAGCATTACTATTATATTGAATAGTATTGAAGAAGTCGAAGAGTTCGTTGAGTGTATGAATATATGGAATAATAGAATGTATGAAGAATAAGATTTTAAACTTAATCAAGTCAGCCGTTTGGTTTGTCTTGTGTTTGTTTGTAGGAGCATTGATTTTTGAGGGCATTCGCTCTTTGGCTAATAGCAATGAACCTGCAAAGAAGATTGGTATGTCAGTATTCACTGAGGAAGGACACGATTATCTGGTTGTGGACACGAAACATGGTGTTTGCGTTGTTCACGCAGAAAGTTGCCCTTGTCGTAAAAAGAAGTAGCGTATGGAAAATAATATGTTTGAAGATATTGTTGCTGAAGGCAATATAGTTGTGATAAATAATAATTGGATTGTGTTATGTAAGCGTTGGAAACCATGGTGTCACAATCTCTTCTGCTATCTTTATCTTCACAAGGAAAATAAGAATTTAATGGTAGGCTCTCATTTTACAATGACCGAGGATAAAAAGAAATCTACTCGGTTGGCTACCAACGAGGAACGTCTTATGCTTTTTGAGGAAATGTTTAAGTATGGAATTGCTTTCGATAAGCACGTCCATCATTTGGTTGGAAAGTTGGTTGGTGTATGAAGATTAGGTTGGCAAAGAAGATAATGAAGCAAGCTCGTCATCTAAGTACGGCAAGTGATTATTGGTACAGAAGATTAAGAGATTTTGAGTACAAAATATGCTATGGTTTTGTTGGTAAAAAAGACCATAGAATCACCAAGGCGATAAGTTTAACAAGTAAAAAGAAATGAGATATGAATGAGTTTACAAAGGTCTTTGCAAAGACAATAGAAGATGAAGCTATCAAGCAGATAGAAGTTCTATCCAATAGCGATGCTTACTCTGGTTGTGAAATAAGAATAATGCCAGATTGTCACGCAGGTAAAGGCTGTACTATTGGCACGGTGATAGAGCTGGACAAAAGAGTAGTTCCTAACACCGTAGGAGTAGATATAGGTTGCGGAATGAAAGTCGTTAGACTTGGTAAAGTTAATATTGACTTGCAGAAATTTGATGAAACAGTCAATAAGTTGATTCCGTCTGGTTTTAATGTCAACGAGGGAGAAGTATCAGCCTACATAAACGGATTGGTTGATGGTTGTATGTTTGGCAAATTCCGTGCTTGGGATTGTCTTGACAGTATGGAAATAGTATATCGTTCTGTTGGAAGTCTTGGCGGTGGCAATCACTTTATTGAGTTAGATGCAAATGAAGAAGGAGAGAAGTTTCTTGTGATACATACAGGAAGTAGAAACCTTGGTGTTAGGGTATGCAACTATTACCAAAACCTTGCTTACCAGTATTGCCACAAGAAGGCTGCCGATAAGTCGGAGGTTATTGCCAAGCTAAAAAGCGAAGGCAGAGAAAATGAGATACAGAGTGTTATTAAATCATTAGGTACTAAAAATATAAGCAAGGAACTTTCTTACTTGGAAGGTGATTTGCTCAATGACTACCTCAATGATATGCGCATAGTTCAAAAATATGCTGAACAAAACAGAATGATTATCGCCAACAGACTTGTAAATGCTTTAGGTGTAGATATTGATGCTAATTCAGATAAGTATTCTTTTACAACCATTCATAACTATATAGATACAGACAAGGGTATATTGCGAAAGGGAGCTATCAGTGCAAAAAAGGATGAGGTAGTCATTATCCCAATGAATATGCGTGATGGTTCTCTTATCTGCAAGGGAAAAGGTAACAAAGATTGGCTATGCTCTGCCCCTCATGGCGCAGGTAGATTAATGTCTCGTACACAGGCAAAGAAAGAGTTATCTATGGATTCTTACAAGAATGAAATGAATGGTATTTATTCCACATCAGTTTGTGAAGAAACCATTGATGAAGCACCTATGGCATACAAGCCAACCGAAGAGATTGTTGAGTTAATCAAACCTACGGTTGATGTCATTGATGTTATTAAACCAATTTACAACTTTAAAGCAAAATTATAATGAGCAAGGAAACATTTGACTTCTCGGAGGCTCTGAGAAGAATGAAGGAAGGAAAGAAAGTGAGACGTAAGATTTTTGCGGACGGCACATACGCATACATTGATAAGAACTATCTTGGTTCAGAGGCATTAATGTATAATAGCGTAGGAAGAGCTGCACCAGTTTTATGGTTACTTCCAGAGACTATTTTCGCAACAGACTGGGAGGAGGTGTAAGGATGAAGAAGAAAATATTGACCCTCACCATCAGCAAGCAATGGTTCGACATGATTGCTGACGGAAGAAAGAATGAAGAGTATCGGGAGATAAAGCCGTATTGGGCATCCCGACTTGTAAACCAGCAAGCCGAAGGCGGCGAAGTGCTTTTTGATGAGTACGGCGGTTATTGTTGTGTGACAGGTAAACCGGAATACAAGCCATTCACCCACGTTCTCTTCATCAACGGCTACTGAAAGGATAGCCCACGAATTGAGAAGGAGATAGAGAGCATTAGTATCGGCAAGCCTAAAAAAGGTCTATGTCCCGACAAGTGGCTTGATACCGAGTTTTTTATCATTAAATTCAAGTGATATGAATTACATACAATGTGATGAATGTAAATATAGATTAGTCTGTAACGGAGAGCCACTTACTAGTGGAAGTACAGGAAGTTGCGACCATCGTGTTATCAGCAATACTCCTATATTTCCAAAGATTAAAACACCACCAGATGAAAGATACGCTGACATTTGGAATTGGTAAATATTCATAAATTAAGTTTAAGGGATATGAAAATAAAGAATTTACCTAAGAAGATTTATCTCAATATCAGTAGCAACGAAGATGAGGTAGATTACAATGAGCTGAACGGGGTAACGTTCAGTACAGAAAAGATTGGTGTTATCGATTGTGATACAGAAAACGTTCCTTACGTGAATGCTGCATCATTATGGCACGACCTAAAGGAAGAGAAGCCACCATTAAAAAAGTGGGTAATGTTCCGATATAGTGGTAGAGGCGTAAATCCTACGTCTCTTCACCACGGAGCGATGAGTGATGATGGATGGATAGTCACTAGAGGAGATGGCACGCATCGTATTGAAGCTCTGTACGAGTGCTACGATAAGATTGAGTGGCTTGACTTTGATGAACTGAAATAGTAATGGCGTATGACAAACGAGGAATTTTGTAAGGCTCATATAGGTGAGCGAGTTCTTTATAAAGGTAATGATATTGGTGCATACGTTGCAGGGTATGTAGAAGAAAAGTATATTATCCTTGGGTTCTACGATGACAAAGGATGTATTCTTGCTTTTAATACAGGTGTGAATGTAGATGAGGTGTATGAATCATACCGATTCGCAAAGTTGAAGTATTTAAAAATAATAAAGAGTTAAGTGTATGGAAAAAGATAACTATTTTTTTAAGCTTTTATTTATTCTTTTTATATTAGGAATTTTTGTTTATATGGGTATTAATGATAGGTCTCATAAAGGTAAAACTTTTTGGTATGAAGTAATAGATAAACGAGAGTCTGTAGGAAGTCACTTCTCAATTATTAACAAGGGAGTGAGGACAGATTATAATATAATATTCAAACGAATTGATAACGGAAAGCTGTTCCCATGTAAAGATGTGGAGTATGAAGACTATATTCAATATCAGTTAAACTACAAATACTCCATAACAGAGGAAGATATGCAAAAGCTTTCAGGTATTTATAATAGAGATTTCTATAAGTAATAAAATAGAGAATATGGAAAAATATAAATATACAAATAAAGAGGAAAGACCCATTCCAAAATATAAGAATGGTGATATTGCTTGGTATATAGATGGTTGGTTTGAACATCCGCAACGCTGTATTATAAAGGGATGTTGCAACGTTTCTTGGTTCGAGGGGAATGAATTTAATTCTTCGGGTTGGTGGATAGATTACAAATACAAGCCCGACTATTGTGAACGAACTAAACAGCATACAATTAGAGAGGAATCACTTTTTGATACCGAGCAAGAGGCTCTAATTGCATTGTTCGAGGAATTTAAAGATAAAGTAAAACGTAAATTAGAGTTCTTTAATAAAGAGTCAAAAAAGCTTGGTATTAAACAAGAGTTGCGATTGCTTTAAAAAGGGTAGGGGAAGTTATTCTTCCCCTATCTCTTTTAAACCCAAATCTATTAATAGCTTATCCAATATCTCATTCACGTCATTACGGAAACTTCGGTAAGTAACATAATAGAAACTGATGTTTTTGTAATCATGGCTTACATTAGAACATGTACACCCCAAAACCTTAGCGATTTTTTCTCTTAACCCTCTTCTCATCTTAGAACCGCCAAGGGCACTAGGAGAATAAAGATAAAGAATAACAAAGATAAATTGCTTGCGTACCATTGTGGAATTTCGTCCGGCATGATAGCTCATAAACTTATCGTAAATATTGCCTACTTGCGATAAATCTTGCATCAATGGAATGGAAAGACTTATTTCTTCCTTGGATAAGATGGCCTTAGTTTCTCTAATCCATTTTATGCGTTCCATGATTTTCTTTAGATTCGTTTCAATGTCTGGTTCTTTCATTCTTTTCTATTTTTAATCCAACATTTCATAGACGAAGTTAACCTCGTCTGCATCTATTTGTTTCCTAAACTTTTCTATGTTAGAAACTATCAACGAGCAGTGCTCAAACGAACTCTGCCCATTGATAACTTTTTCTATTCTTGTTATTCGGTATCTCATTTTATTTCGATAAGTGTTAAAATACAATACCCCAATAAATCTTTATAGCTGTCTAGGACAGGCTCTTCTTTAGCATCCTCGTTCAAAGTCAGCAAAGAGCAAATACGATTAATCTTCTCTTGCAAATGACCGAAGGCATACGGATAACCATCTTTAGCAAAACATTCCGAAAATGCGTTTCCATACCGCTTATTTTTGGTTTTGAACAATTCGATTTGCGATTCGATGATGTCGTTATAATCTGAAACAATATACCAAGAGAGCGTAAGCAAGGCTTCCATCGCCATTACGCTGATATGGATTCGTAAGGTTTCTTTGTCTTCAGAAGATGCTCGTATCTCATACATAAGACGAAGGAAATTGGCTGCGCTTGAAAATAATCCGAGCTTTCCGAAGTCCTCCCTTAGAGATGACACGAAAGCGGCATTATCCTTGCATTCAATCATGTCTGCCAAATGTCTAATCTCAAAGATATACTTGTTAGCATATTCGCAACATTCATTATTATTTTGTTCCACCATGTCCGTATCCTCCTCCACGATTATTTTCCATATTCAACTCTCCAAGTATGCAATCTGGATTTTCTACCTTGCGAAATGCACCCTGGCAAACACGAGTACCTTTCTTGACTACGAAAACATAATATTCGTAATCTGAATCTAGTTTGAATTTGCTATCCTTTGTCGGCATATAACGGTCGGAATTAACTCTATAAAGCGCACCAATATCGTTTCTATAGTCTTCATCGACCAAACCTAGACAAATATCAATGTCCGCTCTAACATTAGTCATGTAACCAACTTGTGTTTCGTTCTTGCCAATAAAGGCCACATCAACTTCCATACCTTTGTCAGTAAAGCCAGAACGTGAACGAATGTCCAAGCCAACGCCTTTAGGAAGTTCAATTCCTAAATATAGGTTGATGTGACCTCTACCCATTTTCACCCAAGGCATATTCAACACTACATCTTGTGGACAGTAAAAATCAACTGCCGCTGCATTACCTTCCTTATAAGGAACACTACCGCCTCGCAAGTCAAGTACATAAGCCTTGCCTTGTGCAACTAACTTTTTTATTAACTCCTTATCCATTGTATATAAAGCCTAAATCATTTAAAGTTCTACAATTCTTAACCAGTCCTTTTGCCCATAAATTGCGCAACTCAGGTAACGGGTCTTTTCCGTACCTATTCTTTATGGTTGCTAAGGTCAAGATTTCCGGTTTAATATGTTTATCTCTTTTCTGTTGTCTTAGCTCCTTCAGAATATTCTCTAAGTTCTCCATTGACGAAATTCTCCATTGTTATATTGTCAACACCAAATTTATCAGCCAGATCATCGTTCCCAATAATCAGCCAATTAGATTTGTCTTTGAGAAACTCTATACTCTCGGTGCTTTTTGCAGCATCAACAAAAGTATCATCAATATTATCAGTAGAGCAATATGGAACTACCGCATTAACTGTATACATAGCAATTTCGTATGAAATAACCGATACCATTTTCTTGAATGTTATATCGCTTGAATACATTACTTGGTTCTTGTCATATCCTAAGATGTTGACACGGACTATATTATTATCTGCTTGCAACGCTCTAAAGAAATCGTGCTTTAGCTGAAAATCCGTAATATCTACAGGATGCTCATTACCCGATGGAATACTTATAATATCCAACAGGCTTACAAAAATAACTTTTTTAACCATTGTCTTCTTCTGTTAATAATTTATCTATTGTTTTTTCTAATTCGTCTAATCTTAGAGTATAATCCTCTTCGTAAACACATGTCAATGTAGAAATAAAGAACTTATCATTATCTGTTCTCAATTCAATCTCCATGTATTCCTCGTAATAGCTATCATATTTAATTGCTATCGAAAAGGAGTTCATGTAAGCTGGATTAAACCTCCTCTGCAAAGCTTGTGCTCTCGTAAACGCATCATTGAATTCGTTTGTCATGGTTCAATCTTTTGTGTAAGCATTTCTCTGTTCTTTGCCATTGCATCATGGAAGCCTAAATCGTATCTGTCGGTCTGCTCCAGCTCATAGTTCCGCTTTATAAGTTCACTTGTCTGATACGAACTCTTTGCAAGTTGAATCTTAAAATAGACAAACTCAACAAACATAGCCATAAAGCAAAGAACAAAACCGATAATTACCGCTGCCTTTGTGTACTCCTTGCAGAACCTTACAATACACTTAGCAACCCAGCATGTTGTACTAACTATGCCTACAAGTACAAGGTAAGGAATTCGTAAAAGAACCTTGCATAACATACTCATAGTACTCTTCGTATAAGATGCGAAATCCGTACTCGTAAAAACTAACTTTAACTTCTTCATATTTTAGCCTATTTAATGTTTATCAAAAGTCTTTTGTTAACGAACCACAACAAATCAATACCATTCATCATGCAATATCCGCAAAGCATGCCAATCAAGATTATTATCTTCTTGAACACTCGGTAATGTGTCATTTCAATCTTCAGCATAGACATCATCAAGTCTTCAAAGGAACGGTCTCTCATTGAATCTGGGTCTAGCCTCAACGATTTGACATTCATCTTGTACTTATTGGCCATTGAGAATAATATAATAGCAAACTCTGCTAATTTGTCCTCTAGAGTTCCGGCAACGAGTTTAGAATATATTTCTATCGTACCACGTCCATTAACATTTTCATATTCCCAACGTTTGGCGTTGAAACGACCTTCGTATTTGCGCATTTCTACAATAGCGTCAATTACGTTGAATGTTTCTGCTCTTTGGGTCTGGCTAGCAACATCAAAGTTGCAAGCCTCTATAATCTGTTCTATTTCTGCTATCTCCATTTTATACTATTGAATCTAAGTCAAAATCATTAGAAGGAATGAAAGCCACATGGTCTTTCTCCCTTGTCATCGTTTTCTCTCCTGTTCGCACGCAATTAATTTGCTTGGGATTTTTATGTCGTACCACAAATGTTCCAAAGCTGCGTATCATAACACGGTCTCTGTTGCGCAACGATTGCTTTGTGAGGTCTATGAAATAATTCACAATGGCTTGAACATCATCCTTGCGGAACTTTTTGCCATTTACATCTCTAAGGTTCTTAATGATTGCCTTGACAATTTCTTCTTTCTTCATATTCTCTAAGTTTTTTATTCCCTAAACTTCTAATCAAGTCGTATGGGTCTATACCATATTTCTTAACGAAACATTCTCTTAGCTTGCATATAGCCTTAAAATCTGCATTTGTTGTATTCTTGACTATCATATAAGCTGAGTCTAATCTAACATCAGCTTTAGGAGCTTTTACCCGAAAAATCTTGTTGCCTTTCTCGTCTTCGATAAGTTCTATATTAACTTCCTCGCCCTTAGCTTTTTTTCTTGCCGCCCATTCTTCATAAGTGATGGCATTTTGCTTGATAGCCTCATCTTCTTTAGCCTCTTTCTCTTTCTGTATATTTGCCTCTACTGCTTTTATGGCATCTATACGATGGGAACAGAAAGTATTCAAGCTCTTTGTTATAACTTGCGGATTTGGCTTCTTGTAGAATTTCTCAAACTTTCCGGCAATAAACATCTTGAAGAAAGTAATCAGCTCGTTCAGATTAAGGAAATAATACTCATCCTTTATAGCATTTGCAGTCATTATCTTGATATTGTCAGTAGCCTCATTATTTACAAAGCCACAAATACCATAGACATCAGAAACCCATGCTACAAGCCATGTTATTGCACTTCCTTCTCCATAACACAAGTCAAGATAGGTAAGTGTTGGTGCGTTGCTTTTAAAAGCTTTCCCGATTGGCATCTTACTACCTACTTGGCTTGATGGAGAGAAAGACATTAGAACGTTATCGAATGTTCCGTACTCATTGAATATTCGTTGCTTTTCTCTGTTGATTGAGGCGCTGCACGAGGTCGGCTGATTCTTGGTAATAGCCTTGCTCTGCGTCTTTATTAGTCCCTTGCTTTCTATCATCATAATTTCCTTCCAATACTTTAACAAAATTATTTGGTCTCATAATCCAATCAAAACTCGCCATCCATCCATTACTACCATTAAGGAATGAAGATGCTGCCGCCTTGTCAATCATCAACTTCATCTGCTCACTCCCATATTCTTTAAGCCGTGAATTAATCATTGACTTTCTCTTCGAAGTCAGAGCATGAACAAGAGGCATTCCTCTTCCAACGATAACCTTATTGAAATATTCGCAAACCTTCTTTGCTTTATCATCCACTTGTTGTACACTAGGGACGTTGTTCAATGCTATTCGTTCAGGTTCGTTCTTGTGTGGTTTATATTCTTCACCTTCAGCATATTCTATGTTGTCTTCATGCTTCCAAATAAAGACTTTTCCGCTACCGATAGATAACATTTGTTTCTCAAATAGCCCCTCAATAGCTTTTTTTACCTTTGCCACCGACATGCCTATCTTTTCCGATAATTCTTTGTTGCTTCCATATACATATCCGTCTTTGTCAGCATTAAATGACAAACGGACGAAAGCGACTAATTCATCAGCATCCAAGCTACATGCTTTTTCATCTAATTTTACTACCATATCTTAAAAGAATGTATTTGTTAATTGTTTATTTCCACTCATTATTACCCACTTTCCTTTGCCGTTTTGATCTAGCAATTTCAAGTCTTCAACCTTCCCGAACCTCTCATAAGTACCGCAGAGGTCAACAAACCAAGGCTGTTTCCCTTTTGATAGTCTAAGAAGTCTTCCTACAACTTGATAGTATTGCGCTAATGAGCGTGTTGGCTTTGCATACACGACCGTATCTAACTCCGGATAGTCAAAACCTACGACCAATATTTGACTATTTACCAACACTTTAGTCTGCCCATTGCGGAAACGCTCGATGATTGCTTCACGTTCTTTTGGAGGAGTCTCTCCGCAAACCATTTCGCAGTTAGGTATGGAATATGTCAGCTTCTGAGCTTCCTTAACGAACTTCGTAAAAACCAAGATACCTTTACGCTGTCCACCTCGTTTAGGATTAAGCAATCTTTTAACAACACTAACTAGCCATCCGTACAAATCTACACGTTCATATTCTTGCTTGACACTTTGGTCAGTGTAATCACGGCAAGTTGAATTGAGCTGCAAGTTTCCTTCGTTCCATTGTGGTGGCGGGCATTTGTAATAGTTCGGAAGACAGATATATCCGTTTTTTGCCATATCCTCAACTTGAACATAGTAAATAAGCTCCTTGAAAATCTTGTCTCTACTTCTTGTCAGAAACTTCAGTATGCTACCATAGTTCTGATAGGAATACAAACGGAAAGGTGTTGCGGTTAAGCCTATGACCTTACTCTTTAATTTATCAAGAAACTCCTTATACATGCCGGATTCAGGTTTCACTAAATGAACCTCATCAATTAATATGTATTTAAAGTCTGTAAACAATTCGGGATGTCCTTTCACGCTACCAATTGTAGCAAAAGTAACATCGCTGATTTCTTTTGATTTAAAGCTAGCGGAATAGATGCTGGCATTATCAAATCCATAAGAACAATACTTCTTGTAGTTTTGTTCCAAAATTTCCTTAGTAGGAGAAAACACAAGCACTTTATCTTTGAGCCTAGCAGCTATATCTGCCAAAATCAATGATTTGCCCGATGCAGTAGGGAGCACTTCCAGAGCGTTCCAGTTTTTCTTCTTATCCAAGAAAAACTCAACCGCCTTCTTGCTTGCCTCTTCTTGATATGGTCTTAATTTAAACTTCATTTCACAAATAATATGAAATCACTTTTGTTACTATATAGGAATGCACAAGTCTTATGCATAACAAAAGCCAATAGAAAAATGACCTTACAGTTTTTATGGTGTGTCTCACCAAGACGATTGCAAAGGTACGAAGAATAATTTAATAATGCAAATAAATTAGTGTCTATTATTGAAGCTGTAATATTATTTAAACCTTATTAATTATCTTTTTCTTCATTCATTTTCAGAATTAGAGCCGCATAGTATTTATAGAGTTCCTGTAATTCAAACACCGACCAATTCTTTGCTTGATGCTTCATTACTTCCAGTAAATCGACTTGTTGTTCTCCGAGCCGCTTTACTTCTTCCATATCTAAAGGAACGTGAGGATGCTTTTGCAAATAAGCCAATCTTCCAAGCTTCATTACTAAATTCTTTCTATAACCGATAAGATGGTCAGAAGAGAATCTGTTGCATCGTTTGCATTCCGCATTCTGATTACGTGTATCAAAGCGCAAACTCATATGAGTTCGTCCGCAATAATGCCCATTGTCGGCTTGGTCGATTGGCAATATTCGTCCACAACTGATACATCTGAAGTACTTATAGTGAAACTCTCTAGAGTCTCTCATGCGGATATAAACCGACATAAGCCTATCTAGCTTGTCAACCCACTTTTGCTTCTCGCTCCTTTGGTGTTTAGGCTTCTTTCCTCCTTTGTTAAATCTATCATAATATCCCATAATCTTTATCCTTTATCAAACCAAAAGTCATAGTTGCTGCTGTGGGGGTCGAACCCACAACCTTTTTCCGATTTGGGCGGACGTTCTACCATTGAACTAAGCAGCACCACCCCATAGGGGGATTTCAAACTAATTAAATAATAAGAAAAATGAAAAGCCTTACTCCTTTGGTTTACCCATATGCAAGAAAACATCCATGATTGATGTTTCCTTAAGGCTTGTAATATTGTAATCAATCATAGTCTTACCCATAATCTCATCTACATTCTTACGAGCCTTCTCAATGGTATCACCCTGCACAAGATAACGAACCTTGGTCTTCCTCTCCTTGCCAGATTTTTCGTCAATAGTAATCATGTTAATACTGCAATCGTAGTATTTATCCTCACTATCTATCTCTGAAAGGAACAACTCCGAGAAACCAGCTTTCTTCATAGTGACAATCTCCATATCACCATTTGTGTATACCGCCATTTCTTCTGTAGTCTTAGCCTCGCATTCTGACCATGACAAGGCATCTACAACATATTGCTCTGTAGTTTTAGCGTTCGTTCCGTCTTCTAGAGTTTTCTCATAACGAACACCTACGATAAAATACTTTCCTGTTAATGATTTCATATTCTTTCTTTTTATGTTAGAGAATGTGGTATCGGTGAGGCTTGAACTCACGACCTAATGTTTAGGAAACATTTGCTCTATCCAACTGAGCTACGACACCAAGCATCCTATAAAAACTCTTTATTTAATTCTGCTTGCCTCTCCACCTGCGTCTGCCATACCATATAAGCATGGTCTTGTGGAGTAGGTATGTATAATCCTCTTTCCATCGAGCAATGATGAAGCCATCGGTCTATACATAAAGACATTTCTTCTTTGTCAAGGTCTGGTATGTGCCTCCAATATTGGAAGGTCTTGCCTTGTTTGTTCTCACGCTCCCTAAGAAAAACATCCTTATTTACACGTTTGAACTCTTGTTCGATATAGTCCTTAGTATATCCTTCTTCAATAGCTACGTAAGTGATTGTTACCCACAGATAAGCATTCTGCTGGATTGTCCTAGATTGTTGTCTTTCTTTAAGGTCAACAACAAAGAACTTCTCATTATAATAATCACCTTGTAGTTTCTTGGCTTTGGTTATCATAGCCCTGGTTCGTTCCTCGAACTTTTCAAGCTCGACCGGATTCAACATATTATATACCATCTGTCTTTAATGAAAGGTGGAGAAAATTAATTCTCCACCATAATAAGTTTAAAATGGCGCATCAGATATATTAGTGCCACTCGGCTGTGCTGGTGGAATTGGTGCTGTACCTGCGGCTGGAGCTTGTGGTGGAAAAGGATTGTTAGCGGCAGCTTGCATGCCACCTTGTGGCGCATTGTTCTGTGCTTCAATCTTTTGCATCTTGTAGCCACGAACAGATGTAAACCAGTCTGTTGTGCCATCCTTCTTTGTTCCTTGATATGATTCAACGTCAAAGAATACTTCAGCAATATCCCCGACATTAAAACCATCCGGTACATGTACATTCTTACCACTGAATTCAAAGATGATGCGCTTTTCGTAGCCACGTTCACCTGTCAAACCATCGAAACGTGTTGCATCAAGCATCAAACGTCTCTTTTCAAATGGTTCTTTACCTTGTCTCTGAATAGATTGAATGCCTTCGATAGCAACAATCTTACCTTTATAACTATTAGCCATAACTTAAAATATTTAATAAAACAATAAATTATCCAACTCTGTTCAAGGTCAAACTAGGCTTTACCTTAGTTACCTTTTTATACTTTTTCAATAGATGGTTGTAAGCTTCTTCGTCATCCGCATCAAAAGCCTTCGTATCTAACGTAACCCTCTCAGAAGCAGACTTCAAGGAATAAGTGTAAATTGAAGTTTTATAAGATGTGAGGTTGTCATTTGACATACCATCAAAGATAGCTGCCTTCAACTCCTTTTCCTGTTCTTGCAATTTAGCAATGCGCTCTTGAACGTCCCTGAGTGCGATTTCGTTATCTATAATGTAATAAGGTGTTTTTGTATCATCATTATACAAACGACCTTCTTTCTCGCATCGGAACAATTCTTTAACATCACTAGCAGGTCTTGGCTTGCCTAATGGGATGAGTTTACAGATTGTTCCACGCTTCTCGTCATCACGCAACCACATACAACATATACGTGTAACCTTCAGATGAGGATTCAATGTTTCGAAACCGAACTTATACATCGAGTTCTGCCAACGCACATACTCCTTATTAACGGAATAAGTACCCTTAATATCCCAAATCTCAACCTCATCGTCCGGTGCATCATCCTTGTGCATCACCAAGTCGATTGCACTTGCATGGTCTTCTCCGATTCGAAGGACATATTCGCTACCTATAATCTCATATCCATTCTTCTTGATATAAGCGACAAAATCCTTGACACTCTCTGAGGCTGGCTCAATACCCAATGAAGCAAACAACTCTACCTGCTCATGGATAATAGTGCCTTTTTCGGCAGCTTTCTTCAATACCTCTTCGCTTACGTTAGAGTACATATTGGGAAATACATACTGATGAAGCATACCTGTAATGCCACTTAATTCACGACCATCATAAAAGTATTGATGTGTGGAGTCCTCATAAAGAACTCCACTGTTATTCAATTGTATCATACTAATCTTGATTTAAATTGTGTCAACTTAGCTAAGAACTCTGCATTCTTTTGATATTCGGGATAAGCATCATAAACTGCTTTTAAATCCTTCTTGCTCTGTGCGAGTTCCATCTTTCGTAATGCACATTTGCGTTTAAACTCTTCGGACTTCTGAAGGTCTGGGAATCCGTTCCAAACTCTATCTACGTCCTCCCAAATTTGAGCCTGTTGCAATTGTGGATAAGCATATTGTTTTTGCTCATTAAGATTTTCGTCTTTTTCTTCCTCGCTCTTTGGGGCTGGTTCAGAGTAACCATATACTTCTTTCTGCTCATTCATCCATTCAAGAACTTCTTGTTCTGTCATGCCGCAATACCAACGCACAATGTTATTCTCATCTTGAATAATAAGTTTGGCAATACATCTGTTTGTATAACCTACATATCCAACATGGAAAATTGTCTTCAACTTTCCGCTTTGAGAATATTCGGTTTTTCGGTTGAGGTTGATGAATATCTTTTTGGGAGCAGTATACAATTCTCGACCGATACCTAAACAAGAGCATGCACGCTTGAAAGAATCACTTGCTTGACCTTTAACGGCTTCAGTGTTACTTGGCGTACCAACATCTTGCTTATCTATCCAACCGATGCCTTCTTTATAAACGGAAACCGTACAAAAGAGGTTCTGACCGATAAGCTCATGTTTACGTTTCCAACCATAGATGCCGAACTTCTCATCTAATCGTCTCATGTCACATCTTGCGTCCTTGTAAAGCAACAAGGAACACCAGTCCGGTGACTTCTGATTACCACCTTGACCGACACGGACTTCTATCTCATCCGCATCAAGGAGGCGAAACTCATAATCCTTAATTTCTTCGCTCTGCCCTTCTACAGGCTTCGCTGCCTTATTCTCTGCCATAGTTGTATATTTTAAATAATCATTTTCTTTATCTGACAAGAAACAACAAGTTCATTGATTTCTTTGAGAGAATAATATCTAGGTGAGTTTTTACTATCACCTACATATTCTTTCATTAACCTATTCTTGACCCATTTGTCAATCATCTGCTTTTCGAATCCTTTTGATGCGAGATAGCATTCGGCATCCTTTCTGCGTATCCTGTCGGAACGCAACCCCATTTCAAATTGGGCATCCATCCGTCCCGCTTGAAATGCGACTGATACTAATTGCTTAATCTCGCTTAATGACATATTCTTTCTACAGTTTTTATGGTGTGTCTCACCTTTTTATGTAATATTACAAAAAATATATTAAATTTCTTGCAAGTTACGATATATTTATGTATATTTGCAACATATTTAATGTTTTCGAGTGCAAAGATAAGAAAAGTATTGCAAATATGCAAATAAAATAGTGCTTAAATATACTATATTAACCTTTATTATCTTTAAGCTCTAAATGTTTACATAAATTAAGTTACACATGCGCTTACTGCGTATTAAATTTTAGGTTATGAATAGTGCATACGAAAGACTGAAGGCTGTAATCATTGCTTTGGGTTACACTTCAAATGAAAAATTCGAGGATACCGTTGGCTTAGGACATGGCTTCGTCAGCCGTATAACTAATCGTGTATCTTCCAAAAGCTTGCAAGCTATAACGAGAAAATTTCCGCAGGTAAATCCAAGTTATATTAGGACGGGAATGGGGGAAATGTTCATCTCTTCACCTATAAAGGTAAGCGAAAACGAAAACGCAAAGACTAGACTGCGTGAGTATCTTGAATATAAAGGAATTACCAAACGTGAATTTTGTGACAAAGCTGACGTGGCCTCTAACTTTCCAATCATAGGGAAGAATGGTGTATTCACGGCAAGAGTATCTTATAGAGTGAATTCTAAATTCCCAGATCTTAATATGGATTGGCTAGCTAATGGAGCTGGCGAAATGTTGCAGCCGGAGGCTAATATTGAGAAATTCAACAACTACAAAAGCAGAATTGCGCCATTCTGTACGGAGATGGGAATTAGTACTACATTCTTCTTGCGGAAATGTAAGAGCTATACCAGTGCAATTAGCAGATTGCCGGATATGCCTAGCGAGACTTTCTTGAAGAATATCTCTTTGGCTTACCCTCAGCTAAATCTGAATTGGCTTAAGACCGGAGAAGGAAAGATGTTTAACGATGACATCAAATCGAATATCAATTCAAGCGTCAGCTTTGTTCCTCTTGTTCCACAGATGGCTTATGCTGGTTATCTCAGCGGATATGCAGATGATGTATATATATCATCGCTCCCAACAATCCCTATTGTAAAGGAAGATAAAGAAAAGTACGTAGCATTCGAGGTAAGCGGTGATTCTATGGATGATGGCTCGTCTAGAGCTTATCAGAATGGAGACATCGTTATATGTAAAGTCTGCCCTGACTACATGGTAAAGAGCAATGGACTTCATATAGACGGAAAGGAATATATCATAGTTCATAAAGAAGGTATTCTGTTGAAGCGTATCATTGACTTGGATATGAATAATGGAAAGCTTATATTGCGTTCCTTTAATCCTACTTATCGTGATTTAGAGTTGGATTTAGCAGATGTGAAGCAGCTCTTAGTTGTGGAATATCAGCAGAAAAGGAAATGATAATGTAAAGTATATTTGTATGTTCTGTGGAGTAGGCTTGCATAAAATGTCGCAAAATTGCCGCAAAATGATTATTCGCCTATAGCGTAAGTTGCTATTGTTTAGGCATTTTATTGGTGTTCCGTATAACAGCCTTCTAAGCTGTGGGTCTTGGGTTCGAACCCCAACGGAATCACGATAAAAATAAACAAGAAATGGTGAAATAATCGTATAGGTTGTTTCACCATTTTTCTTTATAAATGGCTATAAAATAGGCGTTTATAAACGTATAATGAACTTATGCTTATGAAACAGAAACGATTTATTAGAAGATTTTAAAATTCCACAAGTAGGCTCTGAGTACTACAAGTAAAGTGTAAAATTGCCGCAAAATTGCCGCATTTTCCGCAAAATTGCCGCAAAATATTGTAAATTTAAAGGAAAAATATTATGGCTACAATAACATACGAGCTTGGAAAACCAAAGCAAGACAAGACAAGAAAGGTGTCTATTGTTCTTTCTCATAAGGGACAGAGAAAAAGATTTCCTACCAATATAGTTGTTTCCGACTCAGACTTGTCTAGAGCCGGAAAGATTTCTTCACGTAAGATATTGAAGACGATTGAAGATAAAATGAATGTTATGAAGGATGCACTCTATGACTTAGAGGTAGACTTGCTAGGTAAAGATGTGGATATTGATTGGATATGTGAGCATTTGATTGATATAGGCAACAAGACAGAGGATTTAGACTTCTTTTCCTTTACCGAAGAGTGGGTTGAGAAATCCGACAATAAGGGAAAGAAGAATTATCTGATTATGCTCAATTCCCTTGCACGCTATAATGGTTGCCGTAAGCTGCCGTTTTCTCTCATAGACTACAGATTCCTAAACGGATATAAGAAATTCCTAGATGGTCATCCTAGGGCGCAATCCTTATACTTGGGCAATATGCGGCATATCTTCAATGAAGCTATCAAAGAATATAATACGAATGGAAATGATATTATCCAAAGTAATCCTTTTGATAAATTCTCCGTTCCGAGGGATATTCCGCAGACAAAAGATAGAGTAATCAGTGAAGAGAACCTTGTAAGAGTATTTAATTTCAAGGGGACTAGACGTGTAGGTATGGCAAGGGATTGTTATGTACTCTCGTTCTTTCTGATGGGAATGAACTCTGTTGACATATATGAATGTGTCAGCTATAATAAGGGCGTACTCGCCTACGATAGAGCTAAAACTAGAGATAGGAGAAACGATAATGCCCACATAGAAATTGTCGTACCTGACATCATCAAACCTTTGTTCCGAAAATATAAGGGAACAACAAGGGTCTTTGATTTCTATCAGAAATATAGCAATGCAGCCAATTTCAATAAGCATATAAATAAGGGATTGCATTTCATAGCTGACGAACTGGGCATTCCTCGTTTCGATTTCTACTCAGCCCGTCATACTTGGGCATCTATAGCAAGAAATAAACTAGGTATTGATAAGTATACCATTCACGAAGCACTCAATCACGTTTCGCAGTTAGATGTTACTGATATTTATATTCAAAAGGACTTTACGAATATCAATAAGGCAAACGAAAAGGTTGTTGAATATGTAACGGAATTGATAAAAAAGACGAAGAACGATGCTTGATTCTTTAGAGAGAGGGGAAATATTAATCTTCCCCCTCTTTTTTCTTGTCGTTATCCTTATCCTTTTTGTCCATTTTTGCACCTGTAGCTTTCATAATAGCCTTCAGAGCATCTTCGAAGTTCAAGGAGTCCTTACCGCCATTAGGGTGTTTCTCCCACCAGTCAGGGTCAACCCAACGCATAGCCTTGTCATACCAAGTTTGGTCGATGGATGTTTTCTTGCCATCTTGACTGATTAACAGATACCCACCTTGCCCATCGCTAGCTATTCGCTGAACTTGTTCAAGGTTGACCCACGTCTTTTGTTTTTCGCTATATACCCACATAATTATATGATTTAAATTATTTTTATTCCTATTGTGCAAAAGTACAGCGAAGTCTTAAAAATACCAAATAAAACCTATTTGTATGTTTCAAGTTTGACCAAATGTGAGTTATTTTGTGTACCTTTGCAGAAAATTCTTAAAATATGATACAAAGATTTACGGAAATGTACTACGATGATGCGGTGCGCTTCGCTCAGTACATACAAGCTACTGAAGGTGGCGAAATAGAACTTGTAAAAGAAGATGCCGATGGTTTTCCTCTTCCCCCTAAGCATAAGATATTTGGTAACATGGTTAATTGTCTGAAGGTAAGGAACTTTGAAATTGCTTATTTAGAGCAAAGAAGAAACCCCGATGATGACAAGAAACATCGTAATCGAAATCTCTATCGCTATATAATGGGGCAGAAGATTAAAGAGGTTAGAGAACTTAGTGGTATAACATTGGAGGAGCTGGCAGAAAAGTCCGGTTATAAGCCCAACAACATTCGTAATATTGAGATGGGGCGTTTTAATGCCGATATTGATACGTTATGTAATATTGTTGAGGCTATGGATGCCCATTTTGAGGTGATGAAGGATTAAAAGTTCTTTCGATATATGAAATATGTTTAAATGCGGAAACAAAAGCATTAAAAAACTTGCAAAATTAAGGTGTTATTCTTATCTTTGCATCGTAATATAAAAAGGTGAGACACACCGAAACAACTGTATCGGATTATGAATAAAGCATATTTGATTTTCAGCAAGAACACAAGCATTCAAGAATGTTGTACTTGGTTTCGTTATCGTGACGAAGCTTTAAGATACAATAAAGAACATTTTGAGAACGTGTTTAAGGTACTGCCACATGAGTTTGATTCTTTGAAAGATGTTGACCCTTGCGAGCCGACAGAGTTCACGAAGTCTTCAAGATGCGAGCATTGCTGGAGAAAGATTAAGAATGATTATCTAAAACATATAGGAGATATGAATATGAAGAAAGAAGAAAAGTTTGTCATTGATGATTCTCAGAATTACAATGATATGTTTAGCAAAAAGGAACGGATGCAAATTAATAAGGCAACCAAACCTTTAGAGAACAAGTAATTTTCACCATTTATTAAAAGTGAGTTTAATAACCCGAACGCATTTGCTTGGATGGAAGAATTATGCTATCTTTGCATTGCGTTCCTTGAAATAATTAATTATGAGTAATAACAAAGAAGATTTTGATGCGCAGGTAAGTGCATTTAAAGAGAAGTATCCCGATTTCAAGCCAGCCAAACCTATTGAGGTTCTTAACTTGATTATGACAAGAAAGAATGCCAAGGAGATTCTTGAAGGCAAGAAGAAGGTTGAGTACAGAGCCTATACAGACCATTATATTGGTCGTTTGTTTGACAAGGATGTTTTGGAGTTCCTTAAAAAGCATGGTAAAGAAGAGGATGTAATTAAAGCGCAAGAGGAGGGTATTGTTGACCCATTGCGAGTAGTAAAGACAATCCACTTCCATGATTATAACAACTCGTGGTATCTTGATTGTGATGTTTTGGTAAATGATACTTGTATCGTTATGAAAGAAGATATTGATTTTCTTCACGAAAAGTATGATAGCCATGATTTGGATGAAATGTACGAAACGTTGGAGCTTAAAAAGGAAAAAGAGCGTCCTTTGTTTTTCTTCTTTGTTATTGACAAGGTAACAGAAACGACTCTAAAGTAGGTGGGCGTAAGTCCACCGAGCCTAGATAATTCCCCAAGGGGAGTAGTTTATGATTCGTGGACTTAAAACGTTACAACTATGTCAGAGGCATCAAGAGGTTATCGTTATTCTCAATGGAGAGCGGTAACAAATCGTACAACTGGTCTTAGGGCTGGTGAAAGACGTGAACGTGGCAGAAATGTTGAGTACCGAAACACTGGCGCACAAGGAACTACTTATGGTGGTGCTATGCGTACATTGGCAGCTCGTACAGCAGCAAATAATGTCACAGAACGTGTAAACCGCAGACTTAGAAGAGGTTAAAAGTCAAGAGGGGTAGAATGAATTAACTTTCATTCACCCCTTGTTTTTAAGGAGAATAATGTATGCAAGAACTAAAAAGAGCAAGAGAAATCATTGATGATGTTTCCAAGGAGACAGATAGTATATTACTTTTCCATTCTCTGAGTGGAAAGGATTCTATCGTATTGCTTGACTTATGCTACAAGAAGTTCAAGAGAGTTGTGGTAGTATTCATGTATATAGTAAAAGACTTGGAACATATTATGCGTTACTATAATTACGCTAAAACCAAGTACCCGAACATTGAGTTTGTTCAAGTTCCTCATTATGCTTTATTTTATGATATAAAAACCGGATATATGGGAATAAAACAAGACCCTAAGCAAAGACAATGGACTTTAGCTGATATAACCGAAAAACTCAGGAAGAGACTTGGTGTAGAGTGGGCTTGTTATGGATTTAAACAATCCGATTCTTTGAACAGACGGCTTATGCTTAGAAGTTATACGGATGGAAAGGAAGCTATCAATTGGAAGACGAAGAAATTCTATCCTTTATCTACATATAAAAACAAGGAAATAATGGATTATATTCTTGACCATCGTTTAAAGAACCCAGAAGCAAATGGAACGAATAAACAAAGTTCAGGAGTTGATGTTGAGGATATTGAATATCAGAAATTTCTTAAAGAGTTTTATCCGGCAGATTTAGAGAAAATATACAAGGTATTCCCAATGGCAAGGATAGTTCTGTTGAAAGCTGATAAAAACAAGGAGGAACTGAAATGAAAAAAGGAAGTGAAACAAAGATAATCAAGAGGTCTCAAATAAACTTGAACCCTTGCAACCCGAAGGTACATACCGATGCGGACATCAAACAGCAAAAAGCCAATATTAAGAAAGTTGGTCTCATTGGAGGTATTCAATGGAATGAGACAACTGGAAATCTCATAGATGGGCATAAACGAGTGATGAGCGTTGACCTTATCCAAGGTTATGATGGTACTCCCGAAACTGATTATGACATCAAGGTAGAAGCCGTTGATTTTGACGAAAAGACCGAGAAAGAGCAATTGTTGTTTATGGCGAAGTCGCAAGACCCGATAGATTACAACTTGGTTGCCAAGAACTTTAGCATAGATGAAATAGACTTCAAGGCTGCTGGCTTCACGGAACAGGATACTGAACAAATCAAGATGTTGCAAGATGATTTGGAAGCATCATTGAAGGATTCGGGCATGGATGACTTTAGCGAGGATTTCTTGAATGAACCTATAATTTCAGTTACGACCCCAACGCCAATGACCGAATTACCCAACATCGAAAAAACATCTGAAGAGATAGTGGCCGAGCACGCAGCTAAGCCAAAGATGACAAAGGAAGAGGTCAAGGATCAGAAACAGCATTGTACTGATGTCGGAAAGAAAAGAAAGGAAGATATTGATAACTTCATATTCATTGATTTCGAAAGTTTTGAACAAAAGCAGATTTTCTGTGATATGTTGCACATGGAAGCCGCTAACTCTATGCGTATTTCCGGAAGTCAGATTTTAGGTTTGTTGTAATATGGGACGCAAGCGAGTAAAGCCTCTTGTAGTGAGGAAGAATCCCATAGATGTTGCCAATATGGTAATTGATATGGCTAGTGAACAGAGTAAGGATTGTATCGTTATGATGTCTCTTGGCAAGGACTCCATTGTTACATTGGACTTATTATATGATAAGTTTGAGCGCATAGTATGTGTATTTATGTATCTCGTAAAAGACTTAGAGCATATACAACGATGGATAAACTGGCTGAAGGCTAGATACCCGAAGATAGAGTTCGAGCAGATACCACATTGGAATACAACATACAATCTTCATTATGGAGTTTATTGCGTTCCGAATCCAAAAGTAAAGGTTCTTAATCTTTCTATGGTAGTAAAAGCCTTAAAAAAGCGTTTCGGAATAGAATACGTATTCTTTGGTATGAAGAAAGCAGACTCGATGAACCGAAGCCTTATGTTGAAGTCGTATGAGGATGAAAATTACATTCATGGTGGAAATTGTTATCCTCTTGCTGATTTTACTCAAAAGCAAATCTTGCAATATATGAAACATCGGCATCTGCCTAAGCCGATAATGTACTCCAGAGCATTGCGCTCGGAGAATGCAGAGGTTGGGAATGCGTCAGGCGGTTTGTCTTTGGACTTGGATTGTTTTGCATGGCTAAGGGATAATGCACCCGAAGACTTAGAACGTATATATAAGGTATTTCCACAAAGTAGGGTAATACTCTACAGGTATGACAACAGATAATGTTCTTTTTAATTTATATATAATAATGTATTATCTTCTTTATATGTATTGGCAGGCTTGTGAAAGTCTGCCTTTATTGTTAATGTATGCAATATAGAAACATCATAAGTAAAGAAAAGATAAATAAATAAAGAAAAACCATAAAACATTTGCATGTTAGAAAATTATTTCGTATCTTTGCAATGTCTTTAAGAGGTACTTGAAGATTTGCCGCAAGACAAGTTTCTTGCAAGATAGTGCAGAGCGAGCACGTTAAAAACTAGCACAATTGTTATGAAGATGATTACCGAAAAGCAGAAGAAGTTCATCAATGATATTAAAGGTGTTATTACAGAAAATGGTATTAATGCTATTGATGCATTGGACTTGAATAAGTTTACTTGCTATGATGCATCTAAGCTTATTGGTGGTTTGCTTGGTCTTAGAGATTGTTACAAGGCGATTTCTAGAGGCGCATGTGTAACTAGTACGGCATATTGCGATGAGGCTTTAGATAATGTCTTTAATACAATTGAAAAGTATAAATAATAAAAAAGGTGAGACACACCGCAAAAACTGTCTAAGATAATGAATATCAAAGAATTAGTAAGAAATATGATAGCTTTCTTAAATGAGCGTCACGATATGGATTGTGCTACGTTACGTCAGCGTTTTGCAGTATGCTATGATATGAGTGAAGACGAGGCAAAGAAAGTTATTTTGGAGCTGACAATGCTTCAGATATTTGCAGAGAATTTTGGTGTTGAAATTTAAAACTTTAAGATTATGGATAAGAAGACTGCATATAAAGTTATAAGCCAATTTAGGGCAAATAATTGTAAGAGTGGAGCTTTGGCTATCGCTTTGGATGAAGCATTAAAAGCATTAAAACCGATTGCCGTAAATCAAGTTTTTTGCATTAAGCTGGAGATATTAGATAGTGGAAACTATTATCATTCGAAAGCTGCGCAATCTACCTTATGGTTAGAAGCTTCTAACAATAAGAAAAAGATGCAAGCACATATTGCAGAATGGAGAAGTAAGGTCGTAGAGCGATGCAAGGATAACAACAGCTCTTTTGAGTTTGACTTTCATCATGGGAGTCCTTATAATTTCACGGCAAACAAGTCGAATTGTAATGAGTTACCTTTTTACTTTAAAGGTAAACACTACTGCTTTACAATATTAGAGGTTTCTAAGAGTATTAAAAGCATGTATGATGACCGTATCGAAAAAGATATAGATGCCGTTCAAGATATGATGTCTTATTTAAATTTATAGAGCATGAAGTTATACGAGGTAGGCTGCATCGTCAAAGAGGTGCAGCCAAAGAATGGAGTAAAGATTACTCTAGAGGAGGCTCAGGCTTTAGTTGGTGGTTATGTCGAGTTGGTTCATCTTGATGATAATAACATATTATTGTGCGATGAAGAAGGACTTCTCAAACATAAACCTATAAATACTTTGGCTACAATACAAGCGAAGGGGCTTGGCTGAAAAGGTAGTTATTTGGTTGGGAGCGTTTTATTTTTAAAGGACAAGGAGTTTTAAACATGAGTAAGGCAAGAAAAAATGATATGAATAAGGATATACCAGAAGAGCGAATAACTCTTAGGGTATTGGAGAATTATTCCAAAATGCAAGACGAATTGTGTCGCCTTCGTAAGAAAACACGTGAACAAGGCTACAAACTTAATGAACTCAACAATCAGCTACAGAGGCTTCACTCGAAAGAAGTTAGATGTGAGTTAGAGAAGTACAGAAAGTTACTCTTAGAGCGTGATGAGTTGCGTGAGAAGAATAAGGCTTTGGAACAGGTGGTAAATCAATACGATGGGTTAAAAAGGTTTTTTACTAACGAATTGAATAAGAAAGAGGAGGGAAAAGAATGATTATAGGCTCTATGACGGGGCGTGAACTTTTTGAGATATTCAAGAAAGATAAGCCTATGCTAGAAAAGTTTGCTATCGAAAAAGCAAAGAAACTCATCCGTGAGCTTCGTAAAGGAATGGGACGATACACAACTCAGTGTTATGATTTCAAGACGAAAGACGCTACCGAGTACAAAGTATGCGTGTTTGTAGATAGAGGGAACATAAGACAATTCTATTTTGACATGTTTATCTATTGCAAGGAAACGAACGATTACGTATGTGCTACTTCCTTGTTGGACGAAGAGAATAGTGCAGAGCAGTTCAGTTATACGCCTCATTTCTTGCGGAGATATGCCGAGCGAGCATTGGGAATAGAGAACATGCCAATTAATAGGGTGCTTGCTCACATCGAAAGAGAAGTAGGCTATACGGTACTTATTTATAAGAATGATACAAGTAAGGTTATTGCTACAAGTATGGGGCTTTATCTGCAAAAGATTGACAAAAGGCGAGGTATCAATATATGCAAGACTTTTGTTAGTGTTGACATGCTTAAAACCTCCCAAATTAAAGCGTATATGGTTGTTGCGGACTTAATTGAAGAGTATTCAGAACGATACAATAAAGTTCAAAGGAATGATAATGTACGAGTAGATTTCGCTAATGATTGTTTGAGAAGAGGTATTACTGAAAAAGATTTGGTTAATGCCTATGGTGAATATTTTAAGAACAAAAAATAAAAGAAAGGGCTTCGTATGGAGAGAATGACAAGAAATGATGCCGCTGCTTATTTAGGTGTTGACCCTCAGACGATTACGAACTGGGTTAACAAGGGCTTGCTTGGAGGCTACAATGATAAAAGCAGTAAACGCTTTTGGGTGAATGCCGATGATGTTAAGAAGTATTCCGAGAAATACAAGATGTTATCTGTCTCAGAGGATTTACTTGATAGAGAGCAGAAAGAGTTGTTGGCAAGTGAGCGCAAGGTAAATACTAAGATACAAATGTTAATGCATGATGCGTTGAACGTTTCTTCTTTCAGCTATGACAAAATAGGTAGTTCACTTTGTATGTTATTGGAGTTAACGGCACAATACGGATTACGAGAGAAAAAGATTATGCAAGCATTTTTCAATGGAGACCGAATTAGTGATATAGCCGACAATTTTGAACTTTCAAGAGAAAGGGTGCGCCAGATTGTTATTAAGGCTATCCGGAAGTTCAACTATGCGATTGAAGAACTTGTAGACTTGAAGCTGGAGAACAATTCCTTGAAAGAGGAAATTAAGAATGTAAAAATGCAGTTTATTATGCAAGAAGGTAAAAAAGAAGAAGAACAACCTGAAGATGTTCCCACTTCATTGTTCTCCATCAGATTAGTTAATTGTAATTTACCAGTTCGTGTCCTTAATGTGACAAAGGCAGCCGACATAGATACTATTGGAGACTTGGTACAATATTCCAAGCTCGATATGATAAAATTCCGAAACTTCGGAAAGAAAAGCCTTATGCAATTGGATGACTTTATTCACGAAATGGGATTGGAATGGGGCATGGATAAGGCTAAGATATATGCAAGGGGTATTCAGCGGATGAAAGATGACTCTTATATTGAAGAGTTGTTTGGAAAGCATCTTGCGGATATAACAAGCGATATTGAGAAAAAGTATAATCTTTCTCCGGCTGAGGCTATGAAGAGAGCTTATAGTGAAATGAAGAGATATGTAGGATTTAAAGAGAAGAGTAATGAATGAAGTATATAATGATGTTTTAGGTAAGGCGTTAAGCATTAAATCAACCAATAATATTGTCGTAAAAGTAGAGCAAGGAGCATTAGAAGTTAATCTGAAACAATGTAGTGTAAAGCGCATTATGTGGTTCTCTGTCTTCTTGATTGATGGATTTACTATGCGTCCATACAGTTATACTTTCTATTCCTCTATGAGTGATGATGAGTTGGATGACACATTTACACAAGTAGAAGGCAGATTGAGCTTTCTGAAAAACTTAAATTCTAAATAACATGACGGAACAGGAAAGAAAAGTTGTAAACCATGCAATGAAGATTCTAGAGCAGAGCCAAGATGATGAGGCTAGGGCGTTGGCTGTCAAGTTGTTGGAACAAGGTACAAAAGTTCCTCTTCAGAAAGTGCAGTTTTATGCCGCATATTGCAATGGCTTGCGTGATGGGTATTCAAGAATATTCGACCTAATACAAGGTGGTGGGTGGCTTGCGAAAGTGAGCAAGAAGGAAATGCCATATTTCGAAGCAGAGAAGGAGCTTGTAGAGAGCTGTATTGATGCTTGCTACGATTATCATATGGGCAAGTATGATATTAGGTACAAGGATAAAGAATTATCCAAAAGTGGTAAGCTATTGGCTTGCAAGGCTGTTTTTGTGAAACAAACGATGATTGGTTTTGAGGTTAAATACAACAAAGATAAAGAATGATTGCACAATATAGATAAGTGAAGTTGTAAACCTTTGATATGTAGGTACTCCCTTGCAAATTTTGTATCTTTGCAAATAAAAAAGGAGATTTATATATGGCAGATAGAGGATATAGAGGCAGACCTCAACGAGGCGAAAGAGCGGATAGGCAAATCAATGCCGGACATAGCCGTGGGTTGGATGCGGCTTTGTCTGACACTGAAGCTAAGATTAGAAAGCTAAAGACGGAACGTATTTATGCCTTTAATAAGGACGGAAAAGAAATAGCGCATTCCCAAACAGGAAAGGCACATAGTACGCAATTACCTTTTGGCTATAACTACAAAGATGCCATCATTACTCACAACCATCCTAATAGAGGTATTGGAGATACTATAGCTGGAAGAGTTGGCACAATTTTGTCTGGAGCTGACATTTTTACAACTATAGCACATAACGCTTCCGAGATTCGAGCAGTTACAAAGAATTATACGTATTCTTTGAAGAGACCAAGTAAAGGGTGGGGACTTTCAGAATCGGATGCATGGGATGTTTTTGGTAAGAAAAATTCGCAATGGAGACGAACCCTTCAGCAAAAACAGACAGAGTATCTTTCAAAGAGCGGAATACGAAATCGAATAAACGAGAAAGTGCTAGCTTTAAACAGAAAGCGTTCTAGTTTTACGAAAGGAGGAAAAGTCCCTAGTGCAAGTGATGTGTCTAGTTATAATCGTGAAGCAAACGAAATACAGAAACGTGTCACGGAAGCTAATGATAGAGGTAATGTTGGTGCGCAATATCAAGTTATGAAAGAATACGCAAAGAAATACGGATGGAATTTAACACGTAAGCGTACATCTTAAGGAATATATTCGAACGATGGGTAGTATTGTCCCTCTTCATGGGGGGTGTAAATTAAACTGTGTCAAGGCTTGTTCTTAACTTTCATTTCCACTCCCTGCTGGGGGCATGCCCCCAGCAGGGAAGCCTTTTCGGCTGCAAAGTTACATAATTTTAAATCTATCTCCAAATTTTATTGCCAATTGTTGAGAAATTTGTCCCCAATTTGC